ATGAAGAAGAAAACATCAATTACTTTACGCCAACGAGAGTTGCCGAGCGGTCGCATACGGCTATATCTTGATGTGATAAGCAACGGCTTGCGGCATAACGAAACGCTTGGGCTTTTCCTGGAACCAGAACGAACGAGGGCTGACAAACAACGAAACCGAGAAACAATGCGGCTTGCTGAAGAAATATGCGCGAAGCGGATTCTTGACGCGCGGAACGATCGGTTCGGTCTTGATGGCGAGCGTCCGACAGTATTGTTTTGCGAATATTTCCGCTCGCTTATCAGCAGTCCATCACGCACTATCAGCACGAAAAGAAACTGGATGACGTGTTTGCATCAAATCAAGCTTTACGACAAGAGGGCAGAATCGCTCACTTTTGACGACATCACTTCATCGTGGGCGAACGGATTTGTAAAATACCTGTTATCTACGACTTCTTTGCGCACAGGTCGTTCGCTGAATCCAAGTACGGTGTATCATCTTATTTCTATTTTTACGACGAGTCTTAATACAGCAGCACGCGACCACATCATTTCTAAAGATGATATTCCAACCATCCGAGAGTTACCGAAAGTCAACCCAAAGGAACGTGCGTTTCTAACGATTGACGAATTGCGCTTGTTGATTGCAAGTCCGTGTCATCCACGTTATGAATCTATTAAGGATGCTTTTGTTTTTTCGTGCCTTACAGGATTACGATGGGTCGATATTCGCAATCTGAAGTGGTCGAACATCTCAACGCAATTCGGCTTTACGCGGATTACATTCGAGCAACAGAAAACTCGGCAGCAAGAATACCTCGACATTAACGAACAAGCTGTTGAAATCATTAATCGTCAACCAAAAACATCAGAGATGATTTTCGCGCTGACATCATCCATGCACGCCAACAACGCGCTCAGAAAACGGATAATGCCAATCACAGGCATTGATAAGCACATCACATTCCATTCGGGACGGCACACGTTCGCAGTTATGATGCTCGACATCGGCACTGACATCTACACCGTCAGCAAACTGCTCGGACATACAAACATTCGCACAACGCAGATTTATGCGAAAGTCCTTGACAAGAACAAGCAAGCGGCAGTGGCTAAGATTTCCGACGCACTGAAGAAGTAGCGGTTACCAAAGTTGAAGTTTCTGCCCGTTGCTGAGAAGCAGTTCTCCAGACGTGATGCCGAGGGCGCGGAACACACGGCTCATTGTGCGCAAAGTCATCGTTTGCCCATTTTCGATTTTGCTTATTTGCGCCTTTTTGACCCCTATTCTTTCACCCAAAGCCTCCTGTGTGAGGTCTTGTTCTTTGCGTACCTCTTTTATGGTTTCCCCGAGTTGGTAGGCTTTCAATGCTTCCTCTACGTCCCTGTCAAATTCGTCTCGTTCGGCAGTTCCTTTTTTGCCGATGATTTCATCCGTAACTTCTTCGAGCGTGTAGAGCTTCAGATTTCCTCTCTGTTCCATAATTATTTATTTTTGAAATATTCTTTTCTTATTGCTTCTGCTTTCGCTATCTCTTTGCTTGGAGTCTTTTGCGTTTTCTTAATGATTCCGTGAGTGGCAACCACCAATGTCTTTTCCTCGGTATCCCAGAAAGCGAAAAGTCGATATGCTATTCCGTTGTATAATGTGCGAAATTCCCAAATTTCAGATTTCTCCAATTTCTTAAATAGCTCAATGTTTTTCTCTCCACCAGACACTCTCCACATATTGTATAGCACTTTCTTATGCGCATTTTGAGGAATGTTGTCGAGGAATTTTTTCGCCTCGTCTAATAATATGAGTTGGAATGCTGCCATCGTTATCGTTTGTTTTCAACACTGCAAAGATACAGAAAAGTTTACAAAATAGCAAACTTTTTCGCCGCAAAATCATTGTTCATCCGCTTATTTTTTGGTGTGTTTTTCTTTGTTTTTATTCATATAGACGGCGTGCCAACAGCACTATCACAAGAAGTCTTTTCTTCATAGTTAGTTGTGTTTTTAATCGTTTTGTACTTTTTCCCTTTGCCGAGCAACATCCACACTGGCGATATGCCATATATAGTAATCAACGGCATTATCCATGCAATCTCAAAAAATCCTCGCTGTGGATCTTTTCGTTGCGCGTAATAATGACTATTCTCGATTTTCGCTGTATTGCAATACCCAGCGACTCCGCCGATAATCACTCCACTTGCGACAAGCTCGGTGACGGTATCGAAAAATCTGCGTTGCACATCAAGTGTCGCTTGCTGATACACTCTCCGTCTACTCATTGGCGGTGGTGTCATTATAATACACATCATCAAGAGCAGCAAGAACGGCATATTCGTCCTTTGCTGACTGCCCTATAATTTCTTTTCGATCGATAGCAAACTGGGTTTGCAGACGGAGTTGGCGCAGTTCGTTCAAGTCGATATTGCGATGTTTCGCAAACTTAGCCAATGTTTGGATAATATGTATATACATAGGTTTATTTACTGAGAGCATCTATAATAGCAATGATAAAAAGAAGAATAATTAAACCGATCACAATCGGCCATCCAATTTTAGAAAACACATCATCATTCTCCGATATTGATTCCGTTATTTTCGTGGCATCTGTATTTACAGACGAAGCCGAAGCAGATTCTTGCGACTGCTCTGCGCTTGTTTCCTTTTTAAGTGATGCTTTATTTTTCTTCGTCAACTCCTCCATGAGCCGCGACATTCGGTTTATGTCGGCTGCCATTTGGAAAAATTTCACATAAAAAACAATAGCAAAAACAAGGGCGATGATGCCCGCTAAAACTGATATTCCTACCATAAAATTATATATTGGTTAATAATTTTCAGCGAACATTGATAAAATAGATTCGACAAGGAAGAGTAGCGGCAAAAGCGTTGCCCAAAACGGAACATCTTTGTCAATACCCGATGGATCTTTCAAATCAAATCTATCCAGTTTGTTCGTTGTTTTTTTTCTTCTCATTATCTCTCTCCCATCTAAATTCTCTACATCGCGACTCTCATGCTGGACAATCATCGCAGACGACACGCATATTTATTGTTTGATAAAATGGGGCAAGGTGGATTATCCGACACCTTGCCTGTGTGATAGGGAGTTCCCTTGCATTGCGTCCCAGCGTTCAATAAGTCGGGCGAGATTATCAGAGTTTTGTTTGTTGGCTTCAGCGTTGATTTCGGCAACTCTCGTCTGTCTATCGCCTTGCTCAATCAGTCTCTCCATCATCGTTAATAGTCGGTCAAGCGTATTATCCGTATTACCTTGCCGACCCACATCCTCGAGCGGTACTGCATCCCTTGGAGCGACACCCTCGGTCGGCTTCAGCATCTCGCCTTCACCTGTGAGAAGCCATTCTTTATTAATTTCTGGGTAATATGATGTTAGCTTTAAAACAACAGCATCAGATATTGTTTTCGTATCACCTTTAAGTAGTGAGCGTATTGTCTGTGGTGTCTTAAAACCCACTGCTGCCGCTAATTGAGGAATACTTTTATGGGAGTAGTTAATTATGTTCTGTATTCTTGTTGGTATGTCCATATCATTAAAAAAAGTTAAATAACAAATGTATTTGCAATATCATATTGCACGATATGTAATATTATATTATCTTTGCAATGTACAAATAACATAAGTACAGCGCAAATGTAATTATTAAACTGCAAAACGACAAAAAAATTATGAAAAAACAACGATTATGGCAAAAATTATAAAAACAGACGGAACAATCGTGGAAGTCACTCCACAGAACGGAACAGACTTTCAACTTGAAGAACTTCAGAAAATCGTCGGAGGATATATTGAAGTGTTGCGCCTTACGGACAACGAAATTATGGTAGCAAACGAGGAAGGAAAGTTTTGTTGCGCTTACAATCACGAAGCGACGCAGATAGCCAAAGAGTATGAGGCAATCTACAAAAGCGACTACATCTGTGGGGATGTTCTTATATGCAACGACGACGAAGTAAGATAAGCTGGCAAGGGTGGTTGCTCTTGAACTCAAAGAGCAACCACGACAAGTCAAGAAAAACATAAATACATAAATATAGCAAAAAATGAGAATGACATTAAAGAAATTTTATTTAGGGCTCAGCCCACGCTCACCAAGACGAGAACTGGTTGAGCAGCTTGCCAAAGCCACAAAGAAGAGTGAGATGACCGTCCGCGGATGGCTCACAGAGAGATCCGCTCCTGACAAACTGACACAGAAAGTCATTGAAGATACGGTTGGAATCCCAGCAAGCGAATTATTCCCGACTAAAAACGAAGAACAATGAACGATGATTTCTTTTCAGCCGCTACGACTCTGATGACGATTTTAATGACAATAATAGGCATAGCACTACTTATTGCAGCAGCATTCAACGGCTCTATAATCGCCGTTATCATGGGCATCGCTGGACTTGCCTACCCTTTTTACTACATAACCGAGAAAGAAAATGGATATAACGAACAGCATCGCGATTCTGACGAAGAAAATTGAATCGCTCGAGGCGCTGATTTGCGCCAACTCAAAAAAGGAACTAATGACGCTTGAAGATGTCGTCGCATACACAGGCTACCGACGTTCATCATTGCTAACGCTTGTCTGCCACAGAGAAATACCTGTATATAAGCCACGCGGTGGAAAACTGGTCTTTAAGCGCAGCGAAATCGATGAATGGATGTTCCGCAACCGCCAACGCACGAACGAAGAACTAAGAGCGGAGGCAAACACGTATTGCTTAACTCACAGATAACTAATTTCAAAATCTTTTTTAAATGAAAGAAATAATCCTAACCAAATTATCACTCACCAATTTCAAAGGTATTCGCTCCCTTGAAATTGATTTCGGTAGAAAAACAGACATTCGCGGTGCGAATGCCAGCGGAAAAACGACGGTGTTTGACGCGTTCAGATGGTTGCTTTTCAGTAAATCAAGTGACGATCGTAAGGACTTCGGCATTAAGACCTACAACGAGCAAGGCAATGTGATTCCACGCATTCCGCACGAAGTCACAGGCGTTTTACGCATCAACGGAGAAGAAATCACGCTCCGCAAATGTCTTGTAGAGAAATGGACAAAGAAGCGTGGCAGCGCAGAGGAAACATATTCGGGAAACCTATTGGAATGCTATTGGAACGACGTGCCTACATCTGTGACTGAATATAACGCTAAAATCAGCGGTATCTGCGACGAGCAACTATTCAAGCTCATCACTAATCCGTGGTATTTCACAACGCAGAGAAAAGACGTACAGCGAGCAATGCTGTTTGATCTCGCTGGCAATATCGCCGAAGAAGACATCGTTGGTGGGAATGAAGATTTCGCCGCATTACTTCGCAACCTGACAGGCAAAACGCTTGATGAATACAAGCGTGAAATCGTTGCCAAAAAACGCAGAGTCAAAGACAGTGTTGAGAGCATTCCTGCGCGAATCGATGAGTGTAATCGGTCAATGCCCGAGGCGCGCGATTGGGATGCTATAGAGCAAGAAATCGACAAGCTACAAAGTGAAGTAAGCGCGATTGATACTGAGATTGCTGATATAAACAAAGCAAACGAGATGCGCTTAATCGATGTTTCGAAAATGAAGCAAGACTACATCCAGAAGGCGAGTGCTAAAGCGGATGCCGAGAACGAGATTATAAACAATACACACCGCGAATATTACGACAAAAAGCGCGCCTACGAGGCTGTACAGGCGCAAGTGAAAACGCTCCGCAACGAGCGTCAATTGATGTCGATAACGATTCCGCGCCTTGAACACGATCTACAAACACTGAAGACACGTCACGCTGAATTACTCAACGAGTGGTACGCACTGAAGAACGAGCAGTTCGTGGCGCTCGACCGTGATGTGTTTGTTTGCCCCACTTGCGGACAGAAACTTAAAGCTGACGATATTGATGCTCGTATAGAGCAGATGCGTAATGCGTTCAACTCGGATCACGCCGACAAACTCGAGAACAACAAACACAAAGGGCTCGAAAACAAAGCCGCAATCATCGCCAAAGAATCCGAACTAAAGAGCGCGAACGACAAGGTATTTGCCTACGACGCAGATATTGCCGAGATAGAGAACTCTGACATATTCCGAGTTGAACCGATAGAACCGGATTATCAACGTATTGTTGCCGAACAAGCGGACATCAAGGCAATGCGCGAAGATCTGCAAGCATTAAGCGATAAAATCCGTACAAAAGAAGCAGAGGCTGGCATTGTAGATACTGATGCAGTATATAAGCGCAAACAAGAATTACTCGGCAAAATTGCCGAACTTAAAACGCAGATGCAAGTCCGTGACATTATCGGCAGAACGCTAAAGCGTATCGCCGAACTCGAGGACGAATACCGCACCCAACAAAACGCTCTCGCCGAGCTTGAAAAAACAGAATATACAATTCAGCAATTCCGCAAGGCACAAATCGAACATATAGAAGAACGCATAAACAGAATGTTTGAAATCGTCAAATTCAAAATGTTCGAAAAACAAGTCAATGGCGGAGAAGTAGAAACCTGTGAAGCGATGGTGAATGGTGTACCTTTCTCGGATTTGAATAACGCAATGAAGGTCAATGCTGGAATAGACATCATTAACACCATTTGTAGAGAGAAAAAATGCTTCGCTCCGATTGTGATTGACAACCGAGAAAGCGTTACCAACATCTTGCATACTCAATCACAGATTATCAACCTAATTGTGGACTCTCGATGCTCCACGCTTAAAATTGAGAGATGAAAAATATCAATAAACCATACCCTCCCTTGCCACGGAAACGGAAAAAGAATCAACCACAGAGTGGCGCATTCATTTTTATTTATCAAAACAACGAAGACTAATTAAACTAAACAGAAATGGAAAAGAAAGATGAGAAAACCAGCATCCAAAAGTTTGAGAACATCAGCGAACAAGTATTGTCGCGAATCGAGCAATTTCAGAAAGACGGCAGCATGATTCTACCGAAGAACTACTCTGTAGAGAACCACATGAAGAGTGCGTGGCTTGCGCTTCAAGAAGTCGAAGATAAGGAGCATCACAAAGCGTTGCAGATATGCACGAAAGAGTCCATTGCAAACAGCCTTCTTGATATGGTCTTGCAAGGATTGAGCGTGTCAAAGAATCAAGGATATTTCATCGTGTACGGGAACAAACTGGTATTCAAACGCAGTTATTTCGGCACAATCGCACTTGCCAAACGCGCGGGCGGAATGGTGTCCGAACCTGTTGCTAATGTCATTTATGAAGGAGACGATTTTCAGTATGAGATTGATCCAAAGACTGCGAAAGTGTCAATTATTAAACACTCGCAGAAACTCGAGAACATTGACAACTCCAAAATAAAGGGAGCATACGCACTTGTGACGCTTGCAGACGGAACGACACAGGTCACCATTATGTCAATGCAGCAGATACGAGCAGCGTGGGGGCAAGGTACGACGAAAGGCAATAGCCCAGCACATAAGAATTTCGCTGAAGAGATGGCGAAAAAAACCGTCATTGGACGTGCGTGCAAGGTTATTATCAACTCATCTGATGATGCGTGGCTGTACGACGGCAAGGAAGACGATGCCGATAGCGATAAAGCATCTATACAACGTGATGCCGCACAACATAGCGATGTACAGATAATAGATACTACGGCGGTTGAATTTGACGATGTTCCCGAAACATCATCAAGCACTGATGCTTCTCAGGCACAAGAACCAACACCAGAAGAAGCGCCGTATTAATTACCGACAAAGCAGAATATCATCATTTAATCATTTTTGTATATGAAACTGAAAATCCTCGGAAGCTCGTCAAACGGCAATTGCTATATCCTTGAAACAAGGAATGAGTCATTGATAATTGAGTGCGGAATACGTCTGTCAAGAATCAAGCGCGCGCTTGGTTGGCGATTAAGCAATGTTGTGGGAGCGTTTGTTACGCATAGTCACAATGATCACGCGGGACACGCGACTTCTTTGGCGACTTCTGGGGTGACAGTTTTTGCATCTGCCGACACACTCCGTGCAAAGGGACTTTACGGGAAACCTTTCACTCGAGAGATCCAAGCGCGGCACGGCTATGCCGTTGGTGGATTCAGAGTGATTCCGTTAGATGTCAAACATGACGTGCCATGCTTTGCATTCATCGTTGGACACGCAGAGATAGGCAAAATGCTTTTTGTCACTGATACAATTGCATTCCCGTATGTTGTTGATGGCTTGAATACGATATTGATTGAGGCGAATTATTCAGACGAGATATTGCAAGAGAACATCGTAAGCGGGCTTATGCAAGAAGCTATGCGCCCAAGGCTTATGAACTCTCACATGGAATTATCGGAAACTCTTCGTACCCTTGACCGACAAGACTTGTCGGAATGCGGCAGCATTGTACTTGTGCATCTGTCAGCCACGAACTCAGATGCTGCGATGTTTGTGAAACAAGTTAGAGAACACACTGGCAAGCCTGTGTATATCGCATCATCGGGGAAAGAAATTGACATATCCAAAAAACCATATTAGTTATGCAACAAATTCCTAATGATATGAGAGATACGATTATTCGGTGCGCACGCATTGTCATCAGATCCACACCGACAGAGCTGATTGCCGCCAAGCCACGACTTGCTAACGCCGTGCGATTACTAACTAAAGAGATAAACAAACTCGAAAAAATGAAGAATTATGAATGAATTTACTTTTCGCAAGGAATGGTATGACGCTATAGAATGTATCGATGAAGAATATCAATTAGATGCTATATGCGCAATTGCCAATTATGCGTTTTTCGGATCTGAACCAGAGTGGGACTTACCACAGGAAATCCGAGTACTTCTCGCTGTGGCAAAACCATCAATCGACGCTGAGCGGAACGAGAAAAAAGCATAGAGTATGGAACGAGAAACTTTCATTTTTTATCGGTCGTTTCGCGATGCTTTCAACGCTTTAGACAAAGACGTTCGACTACGTATGTATGAAGCGGTTATCAATTACGGATTAGACCTTGTTGAACCTCATTTCGAAGGCATTGAAAAAGTCTTGTGGACGCTTATCCGCCCACAGCTTGAAGCAAACAACAAACGCTTTGAAAATGGGTGCAAAGGAGGCGCGCCAATGGGTAATCAAAACGCCCGAAAACAACCAAAAAACGCCCGAAAACAACCAAAAAACGACCGAGAAACAACCAAAAAACAACCGAGAAACAACCAAAAACAACCTAATAACAATAACAATAACAATAACAATAACAATAACAATAACAATGAAAATATAAATACAAAAGAGATAAACTCTTTTGGGTCAACTTCGCAAAATGCGAAGATTGACTCGCAAGAACCCAAAATTGATTTTTTAAGAATTTTGGATGCGTGGAACACTGCACTTGCAGAGCGACACTCGGTGATTCCCAAAATCCGTGGCATCAAATCAACACGTCGCAAGCATATCTCTGCTCTTTGTCGAGAATATGGCGAGGAAGTCTTCTTCGAGATGATCCGTAAAGCGGTAGCAAGCGACTTCCTTAACGGCAAGAACCAGCGAGGCTGGATTGCTACGATCGATTGGTGTGTGTTGCCGACCAACTTCCAAAAAATCATCGATGGCAACTACGACAACAAGGAGATGCAGATATTCCGACCGACAACGCTACGTGCAGAACGGCGCGAGCAACATCAGCAAAGAGATGCAGAGCGTGCCGCACACGATGCCGAGGTTGATGATTTTCGGGCATTGCTCAGACGATACGGCATATCGGCACAGGAGTATCTACAAGTCAAAGATCTGTTCGACGGAAATCACACGGACGAAGAGATTCGGAGAGAAATTCAAAATAAGCGCGTTTGACGCAGTTTTATATCCGAGATAATAAAATATATATCTGACGAGAGAAAATGCAACAGACGTAAGAAAAACAAGCAAATTTTTAATTTTACGAACAAATGAGCAAACAGAAAAATAATATCCCAGTCGGATTGAGGCTTGACAGCACGAATGAAGGTATGATGACTTCACGACGAAAAGCACTCGCAATGCTCCCTATATTGCGAGAGCGCGACAAAAACAAAGTGCCAGTCAGAATAGATTTTCAAACAATTAAACTTGTCAGAAACAGATGAAGATAACGAAGATTAGGGAGGTGAAGACTCCCACAAGAGGGACTGAATGCTCGGCAGGGCTGGACTTCTACGTGCCGAAAGGCTTCACGGCTCGGCTGACATCGGGGACTGACATCCTCGTGCCGAGCGGTATAAGGGCGGAAGTGCCGCACGGCTACGCGCTGATTGCGATGAACCGCTCCAGCGTGGCGACATCCATAGACGCTATGCGGCGTGTCGGTCTGACACCAAAGGCAAACGCCCCCAAAGGAACGCTCGTTGTTGGAGCGTGCGTGGTGGATGAGGACTATCAAGGCGAGATATATATACATCTCATCAATGTCGGCAGAAGCATAGAAGTAATTCATCTAGGAATGAAGGTAGCGCAATTCGTGCTTACCCCTGTGAGTTACGAGGGTGTCGAGGTTGTGGATGAGGAAGAGTTGTTCAACCAAGCGACCGAGCGCGGAAAAGGCGGTTTCGGAAGCACCAACAAATAACGATATGTACGAAGCGAGTGAATATACACCAGACTATGGCGCACGGGAACGCGCTTTGCAACTGCTCGCGGATGTAAAGAAACGTGAGGAGGGGAGCAAGGTCGTGCGACTTGACAAGCGCACGCTGGTTGTCCGCAACGAGAAGCGGATGGACGAGGATTTACGGAAAGAAACCGAAAAGAAGCCACGCAAAAAAACGGTGGTCGTCACGACAAACAGACATAAGCCCTCCGTTTGTGCGGAGCAAGATACGAAAAAGCCCAACCGAACGAAAGCGAAGCCTATAAGGGCTAAGATTTCAATGGAGGCTATTATGCAGAAGACAGGCACAATCCAACGAAAAAAGGTTGGAATAACGTTCATAGATTTCTGCGCCGCCGAGATTGCGGAATTGCGCCGAATGGGTGAAAACACGACCGCAGAACGCTATGAGAAGATTTTGCGTATCAACCGCGATCTATTTGAGGGTATCGACATCGGTCTGCTCGACTATACGCATATTCTGGCTGCGCAGGAAGCAATGGTACATAGAGGTTTGTCGGCGAACTCCATCGGTATGTATAACCGCAATTTGCGGACGATGTACAACAGGGCGGTGGCACGGGGAATTGTAGAGGACGCCTCTCCGTGGAAGAGAGCGACAACGGCTGTTGCGAAAACAAAGTCACGGGCATTGTCGGACACGCAGTTCAAGGCATTGCTCGCAATCAATATGGACGAATTTTATAAATGGGGGGGGGTGGAAAAAGACACCACGCGCAAAGGGTATAAACAAGCATACGATTTGTTTATTCTCAGCTTTCTGCTCCGCGGTATATCTCCAGCAGATCTTGCAAGCCTTACTCCTTCCAATTTTCGTAACGGCAATATGACATACGCAAGGAAAAAGACACATCAAGTGCTTTCCATGAAGGTGCCAGAAAAGGCAAAGAAAATCATACGAAAGTATAAGGCTGATGGGTGTCGCAGCTTGCTGGGTGTGTCTTTAAGCCGCATACGACAACTTAATTCGTTCCTCACCAAAATCGGTGAATACATAGGTTTCTCCGAACCGTTGACGTTCTACTGCGCCCGGCACACTTGGGCAAGCCTCTCCAACGCTGCGGAGGTGCCGTTGACGGTCATAAGCAAGGGAATGGGTCATACGGACATCAAGACAACGCAGATTTACCTTGCGTCAATTCAAACGGACGTGATTGACAGGTATTCTGAAAAATTATATACAAAATACGGATTATAAAAAATAAAAATTATGGGACTATGCAATTTAGTAGCGACACCTGTTACGGAAGAAAGCTCTATGGTGACAATCACGCTCTCAAAGGAGGATTACCGCGCAATCACAGCACTGATTGACAAGGAACTGAAAATGCACGAGGCGCAGTTGCCGCATTTTGCGAGCAAGCTGATACTTGTGAAGGCTCTGACAAGATGCCTAAAAAAGACGGAAGCAGTCAGAGGTCTGAGGGAGAGATGGATAAACAATAAGCGATAATCTAACAAAACTAAAAAACAATGAACGTATTAGAACAAAGACAGGCAGAGGCGGTGGTGAGCATCGCCAAGACATTGCGCTCCCCAGATTGGGAGCAGCGCAGGTATGAGATAGCAAAGGATATATTCGTGCATAGGATGATGCTTCCACAAGAGCGTCGATCACTAACCGAGGAGGGTGATGCGGAGATTGCCGTTGATTTGGCGGATGCTCTGATTTACGCTCTGAAGAAAGGAGGCGAGGAATAAAGTTTATTTAACTCTAATAAAAAATTTAAAAGACAATGAAAGAAGCAGAAAAAATCGTCAACTGTATTAAATATTGGTCTGATGAAGACCAGAAGAATCGTACAGCAGTGGTAATTTTAGCAGACAAGAAAGAGAGCGACGTGTGGGGTTTTTCTAAGGGGACAACACACGAAATAGGGCTTCTCATCCATACTCTGATGACCGAAAATAAAGATCTCGGTCTCAACATATATATGGCTGCTTGCCTCTATGCACACAGGCACATTACAGCAGAGGAGCGCGACGCGATAAATGCAGTTATATCCGCAGCCGTTGAAGAGCGCAAAGAACCGAAAGTAGGCGAGAAATGAAATACAGGATAAGGCCGAGAATCTATGCGTGCTTCACGCACAGCGACCGACTGCCGATCGTGCAGTCAAGCATCACGACTTATGCGGTGCAGGTGAGAAAATGGTACGGCTGGGTGACTGTCAAGGAATACGACGAAGGCTCCGACTCTGACTTCGCCCTCAGCCAAGCGGAAGAACTTTTAGAATTTCTAAATCAATAAAAAATGAAGTATATTATCAAATACGCAGATGGAAGAGATTGTAGAGAGATTAACAGCTATGAATCACGTAATGAGGCTTCTGACGCTTTGATGAAGTACCTTTACAGCCACAACGAATATTTGAGTGTTAACGATGACAATTATTTATCACCGTTTGATTTCACTCTTGAAGAAGTAGATGTTAAAGATGTAAATGAAGTCATTACGGATTTTGAGAGTGCAAGAAATACTCTCAGTGTCAAGCCGAATGTTGACTTCTACGTTGTAAAGAGAAAACATTCTGAAAAAGTTACCCATCTTGAAGAAGCTGCAAGACTTGCCCTTCTTGAAGATGTTGCAAGACTTGTGACCGACATCAACCCCAAACATATCAAGGCACTGGTTGCCTTGAACAAGTTGTTCACCATCGCACAGGCATGGAACAAGGAAGATGAGTTTGTACCAAATTATTCGGATTGGAAACAAGACAAGTGGTTTCCGTGGTTCAAGTATGACGAGGATACTGCGAGGTTCGTGTGCGTGGATACGATTTACACGCCTACGAATTTGTTTGCGTATTTCGGTTCTCGCCTTTGCTTCAAGACATCCGAGCGTGCCGAGCAATTCGGCAAGCAGTTCGACGACCTTTATAACGAGGTCTTTTTATAAATATTAAATGAATTAGGAGATGAAATTTATATCAGAAGAAAGATTAGCCGAACTGCTTAGAGCAGAAGCTTATGCAACAGCTTTAAAATACCATAATGTTGACAAATGGGATTATTTCACAGACTCTCTAAGCGACCCGATCTTTAATAATGAAACTTATTGGGAATATACTTCACAAAGCGATAGAGATATAACCAGAGATTTTCAATCGGTTTAAAGTATAAATTATGTATTCAATGATAAAGCAATACAGGATGTGGCTTCTTCGCCAGCAGAGGCGGAGGGCGCAGAGAAGAAATAAGGAAGTGTGCGCAAGCCTGTCCGTCAGACTTATTGACGGATCGTTGTACATCGCCAACGGCTGCACGCTTATCCACAAGTTTTCAACCGACAATTCAGTCGGTGAAGTTATTAATCAAATCAACGAGATTAGGAGGATGAATTTATGATACAGACATTCAATATAGAGCCGTACCCAAAGAAGTTATGGGTGGCGAAAAACGAGGATTGGGAAAAGCTGTATGCTTTATTTCGTTACGATTGCGATGTCAGCGACATCACGCAAAACACGCTCGACAATGAGGCTTCGGCACTGACTTTCCCAAGAGTTACGGACAGCAAAGGTGTGGACGGCTATCTGGTATTCCTGTCAGATTGTTGCAAAATCCAGCACGTCGCCCACGAGGCCGCCCACGTTGCGATACACGTTTACGAGGACTGCCTTATACAACTGAAAGTCGGGATGGACAGCGAGCCGTTCGCCTATTTGCTCGAAAGCATCTTTTGCAAGATTAAGGAGGTTTTGGAAAAGGAAGAGAAAAATGATATTTAAAAACATTGAAATTATGAAAACAAACAAAATGAATATTTTTGACGCGTTCTGCAACCTGCCACGGATGGACAAAGAGGACTTTGCAAGATACGTAGTCAACAACTTGGCGAACAGAAGCCGGGAAAGACTTCTGTTCTACCTTGCCTCTGACTTCCTCGAATTGATTCAAGGCAATAATGATTTTACGCGAAAGCAAATTAAGAAGCTGATAAGTCTTGGCATTAATCTTGGCATGGAATGGACGTTGCAGAACCTTTTGAATTGTCTGCCTTTGCGTGTGGACAGAGCGCCGCAGACAAAATGGGTTCGGGTTGACAACCCGAACGAAGAATATGAAGAATGCTTGGACAGCGACGGAGGCTATCCGAACATCTCTGGGCATTTAATCATTTCTGTGGTGTATGGGCGATGGGTGTTCGACTTCGACAACAAGGGAATCAACGGTCGCAAGCCACAAGATACCAGCTTCACAGAGGCGGCAATCAAGATGGCGGAATTTTGTGTTGAGAACGATTTAATGTAATGATTTTATGAAAAAAGAGATTAAGAGCGTGTTGAAGAAGCTCGCAGGCGAAGCTCCTGGATTTCACGGATATTTCAAGAAACCGTTTGTCTATGGCGAATGGATTGTCGCAACGGACGGATATTCTTTGATACGAGTTAAGAAGCAAGGAAACAACGGCGGCTACTCGCCACTAACTAAGCAAATTGATATTGATCACTGTTTTCCCTCTAAGACTTGCAATTGCTTGGTGGACATTGAGCAATTACAAGAAAAACTGAAAAGCAAAAAATACGGCGCTTGGGGAGACTTTTTGACCGTTTGCGAAGAGTGTGGAGGTATTGGAAGGGTCAGGGGTACATACACTGATAGACTCGGAAATGATCATGAGATTACAGGAGTATGTCCAATATGTGGCGGATACAGTTTTTCTGAGCGAACAGGCGTGGTTAAGATTGCCGACGCAATCGTCAAGCCGAAATATCTGCTTCTCTTGTGCGAGTTGGTAAAAGTGACAGACGGAAGAGTTTTGTTGCTGAATAGAGGCGATGCAGAGCGACAACGCTTATATTTTCAGATAAGCGAAGATATAGAAATGGTTATAATGCAGGTGCGTCCGTCAGTTGCTCGGCAAGAGGAATTACTTTTTGAATTAAAAATTGATTGAAGAAAATGGAAACATTATCATATTATAAGCCAGGAACTTGGATTTATACCCTTAATGATGATAAAATTGTAATAGCAATAATTACTTCTATTAGTATTTCAATTACAAATAATACACAAAGAATAGTTTATAGTTGTCATCTTAATACAAATAAAAAAGGGAGTATATTAACTAAAGCGCATGATAGGATATTTTTAACGAAAGAAGATTTAATTAAATCATTATGAAAAGTTTAATTTCAATAACACCACGTGAGTACAAGCGCCACTTTGGCGAAGTGATGGATATGTGCGCAGATATGTGCACGACAACCAATCAGGAAATTGTCATTACAATTCCTGAAAAGGAAAATAGCCAAACACATATCGAAATAACAAAGATAACTCCGATTTGTGGAGGTATTAAATATAGCTATAACCATGAACTTCTCAAGAAGTTTGGAATCAACACAGATAACCGAATGAACAGAGTTGAGAATGTAATAGCTGATGCTTTCGAGAAGTCAGGAATGGCAGAATATGCCAGAAATAATAAAGATGTGGCTGATAAATTGCAAAGTGTAATGATAATTGCTGCTAAAGAACTTGCTAAAATATTTGGTTTATGAAACAGAAACAAGGTACGCCGATAATCGGCACACACAACACAATGACTTTTCTCCGACCGCAGAAGTGGTATGGATGGTTTATGATTCCGTTCGCTCGGTGTCAGCGCAAGACAATCAAGGAACAGTGGTACGATGGCGCACGATGCTTCGACTTGCGCGTCCGCTTCACAAAGCAGGGCGAACCCTACTTTGCCCACGGACTCTACGAATGCACACACGAGGTCAAGCCTATCGATGTCTTGGTGCAGTTGGACAGACTGATAATCCGCTACAATCAACCTGCCTTTGTCCGTCTGATTCTCGAAGACCCAGACAAGCAAAACCATAATGTTTTTTACTTCAAGGAGTTCTGCCAAGAGTGGAGTAAAAACAACATGATGCACCTCTTCGGTGGCAACCGCAAGGGCGATTGGGCGCAGATTGTGGAGTTCGACTACAAGCCGAACCTTACCCAGTATGTAGGCTCCATGATGGAGGACGCACGGTGGTACGAGAAGTTTATGCCGTTCGCCTATGCGTGGAGGCGCAACAAGAAGAACAAGAAGAACCCACAAGGCGATATCGCCATTTACGATTTTATTTAACATTATTAACCTCCCTCTGTTAATTGGGTTAAAGTTTTTGTATTTACGATACTCTCTGCACAATCTTTGTGGTGTCCGAAGGGAGTCAGCCGAAAGGCTGTGGATTTAAACAAAAATCGATTCAGAATTTCTACTATTGTAGATAAAAAAACTTTAACACCAGAGGACAACAGGGAGGAAGCATCGGTTTCCTCCCTTTCTTTTTCCCAATGAATATAGCGTACAACATTGACTGCATAGAGTATATGCGGACTCTCCCCGACAAGGCTTTTGATTTAGCCATTGTCGATCCTCCTTATGGTCTTAAAGCGAGTGGCGTGGGTATTACGGGAGGCAAGAAGCGTATAAGGGTGTTGAACACAATGCCGATGGAATGGGATATTCCGCCTACGGATGAATATTTCCAGGAGTTGTTCCGCGTGTCGAAGAATCAGATAATTTGCGGTGGGAATTATTTCAATCTTCCTCCTTGCAGATGTTTCATAGTGTGGGACAAGCGACAGCCGTGGAAAAACTTTTCTGCGTGCGAATACTTGTGGACATCGTTCAAGGCGCCAGCGAAACTATTCAGTTATTCTTACAGACAGAAACGTATACACCCAACGCAGAAACCTGTGGCGTTATACGAATATCTCATTAAGACCTTTGCAAAGCAAGGCGACAAGATTCTTGACACGCATTTAGGCAGTGGCTCGTCAAGGATAGCCGCGTATAATCTCGGCTTTGACTTTGTAGGCTGTGAGATAAACAAATCTTTTTTCGATAAACAACAAGAACGATTTATCAACGAATGTCAATGATACTATTCCCTATCAGACTGACGGCAGCGACCGCAAGACGGACTGCCGTAGCTCCGGAGCTGTCACCAAAACCGCTCCAACCTTGCGAGGTCAGAAACCTCGTGCTTAAACCACTCTTCATCGCACTGCTCACGATCCGTGAGGCGGAACGGCTCCGCTATCTGTGCTTCAACTTCAAAACCGACAAGGACGGCAATCTAATCTACAAGCGTGTCAGTTGTGACCTTGGCAACGCCATTCGTGACCTCGAAAAAGAATTGAAAGGAGGAATGTTCGGGGCGGAACTGCAATTGATGCAGTTCTTGGAATACCGCTTCTTCGAGGACACGAAGAAGGTGTTCTCGTTGCTCCGCCTTAACGTGGAGGAATTTATCCGCTCGCTCAATTATGATGTCGACGATTCCGACATAAACGCACAGAGTGAGGTGGTGCGGTTTCTCTCGCTTATGGCGATTGAGTTTGCCGAGGAGTATACAGAACGCCTTGCAGCCGCGTGTGCGGAAGTGCCGCTGAAGATAACCCCTCCGAGCATCAACAACCTCGTAGCGATACAAAAAGCGTGCATCGCCATCGAGGAGAAGAGCGTGGCAGCACAGGTGAACGAAGTGAACAAACGCAAGCGAGCGACATTGGAGGCTTGCATTGACGCTGCCATTAGAGAGCTGAAGAGCATCAGCGTGGCACAGGCAGACAAGTTCCGTTGCTGTGGAGTGTGCGCAAACTATAGATATGAGGTCGCCGCAAAAGGTAGATGCAAGTGGCCTTCATACAACGCGTCACAGATGCGCCCTGCGTGCAAGCGGTTCGAACGAGTAAACGAGAAAACGGAGCTGTATAACGACTATTCTGCAAAAGGAGTGAATATTAAGTAATATATTATATTTATTTATAAAATAAAAAAAAGACTATGCTAAACAAAGCGCAAGTAATCGGATATGTCGGTAAAGAGCCGAAAATATCCACGACTCAAAACAATGCGAAAATCGCATCATTCAGCATCGCAACGACAGAGAAAAGTTACACAACACAGAATGGAGTGACGATTCCCGAACGCACGGAGTGGCACAACATCGTAGTGTTCGGCAAACTTGCCGATGTTATTGAAAAATATGTGCATAAAGGCTCTCGGATGTACGTCGAAGGGAAAATGCGTACACGGGCGTTTACCGACAAAAACGGAGTGCAGAAAACGATTACCGAGATTAGTGTCGATAACTTGGAGATGCTTGATAGCAAACCGACATCGCCGCAGCAGCAGGAAAATAAAAAAGATGATGATTTGCCATTCTGATGAGACATATCGAGAGTAAAATACAGATAGCGTGCAAACGATGGTTTGATTACCAATACCGTCAGTTTGCACCGCTTATGTTCGCTGTGCCTAATGGGGGGCAGCGTGGAAAGTTTGAAGCAAGCATTATGAGAGCAGAAGGTGTGACACCAGGAGTTGCGGATATGATATTGCTTGTATCAAGAAGAGGGTATGGCTCACTCTGTATCGAGTTCAAGACTGCAACGGGCAAACAGTCTGAAAGACAGAAGGAGTGGGAGAAAATAGCATCAGCGTGTGGGAACAAGTACGTTATCGTGCGCAGTTTGGAGCAGTTTATCAAGACCGTTACAGCTTATTTGGGGTGAAATACCCATTTTTTGGCGCAAATGTACGCTTATTAGGCGGAGTATAAATATCTTTGCAAAAGGTAAAACAAATGTTACATCAAAAAAAATTTTTATATGAAGATTTTGACACAGTTTGACGGATGGGCACTCATCGCACTTTTCTTTGTTGTGATGAGTGCCATCGTGCTTTGTCTGAGAAAGAGAACACAGACTAAAGCAGAATTTTTGGCGGCAGGACATTCTGCCCCATGGTTACTAACAGCCTTTTCGATGGCAGCAACGTGGGTATGGGCACCTTCCATGTTTACGGCAGCGGACGATATGGCAGGCACCGTGACTTTCAACCGCGCACGTGGTACACACTTGCTTGAACCTATGGAGCATATCGTAAAGAAGCTGCTCGATGAAGGTTTGCAGGTGGATGAAATTTCTAAGAAGTTAGGCATGAGCCGTGAGGAGATTTTCAGACTATCCAAGATTGACAGAGAAACATTCTTGAAGTTGGTTACTTCCCGTGGAGACCAAAAGTTCAGCAAGGCACAAGTCATAAGACGAGGATAAGGAGGGACGCTTATGTATATCAAAGACTTAAAATGCAATGTTGTGGAAGCGGCAGAGCGCAGAGTTCTTGAAGCGTTTCATAACAACAAGACGGTCTCAATGTCATTCTCTGGAGGAAAGGACAGTATCTGTATGGCTGATATCGTTATCAAGACGATGCAGAAATACGGCATATCGTTCTCTCGTCTCATGGTTACATTCTTTGATGAAGAAGCAATCTACCCAGATGTTGAGAAAATCGTTCTTGAATGGCGCAGCAAGTTTATGTCTCTCGGTGCAAAGTTCTATTGGTTCTGTTTGCCAATCAAGCACTATAATTGCTGCAACAAGTTAGCCAATGACGAGAGCTTTATTTGCTGGGAGCCCGGGCAGGAAAGTGTATGGGTTAGACCTATGCCAAAGTTCGCAATCCGCAACCACACTTCTTTCAGAATGGGAATGAGCTACCAAGTCTTCGGAGAGAAAATCTTCAAAGATATTCCGCAAATGGTAGGATTGCGAATGGCTGAAAGTCTGCAACGTAGAAGTGCAATTTCTTCAATAACGAAATCAACATTCATCTACCCGATATACGATTGGCGAGACCAAGACATTTGGCTCTATATTCAGCGTACGGGGCTTCAAATTCCTATTACCTACATCTACCTATACAAAGTAGGCGTAGCACTTAACAAGCTCCGTATATCGCAATTCTTCTCTATCGACACTATCAAGAGTCTGCCTAAGGTTTTGGAGTTCTACCCAGACTTGTATCAGCGAATACTGAGACGAGAGCCAAACGCAGACCTTGTTATGCTCTATCACGATACAGATATGTTCCGCTCATCCAAGCAGGACAACAAATTTGATTTGGAGAAAGGTAATGACTATAAGCAGATGTTCATCGACGCGATGAAAAAGGCGGCGCAAAACCCTGACGACTATCCAGGCTATGAAGTAGCCAAGAAAGTTTACGCTCGATGCACAGAAGCGACATCGGTCAAGACCTATCAGAAGATGTATCAGGTGTTGCTTGCAGGAGACCCGAAGAAACGTTCATATCGTGTTCTTGTCGGTGATTTGTATCGTGATATTCAAAACAAAGACAAAAATAAAAAGTATGGCAGAACGTGACACACAGAATATTGACGAGAGGGTCGCCCGTGAAAAGGAAGACCTTCTCAATGCGCTTTCCAAGAACAGCGGCATCGTGGCATCAGCTTGTCGTGCGTGCAACGTATCACGAATGACATATTACCGATACTATCGAGAAGACCCAGACTTCAAAGAAAAGGCTGACGATGTGAAGGAACTGCAAAAGGACTTTGCCGAAAGCCTTATCTTGAAGAAAATGAAAGAGGGTGATACCACGATGATAATCTTCTATGCAAAAACGCAGATGAAAGACCGTGGCTATACAGAGCGCAGCGAAATTACGGGAAAGGACGGCAAGGATTTAATCAAGAGTTCTGAAATAGACCTTTCCAAGCTGACAGACGAGCAGCGTGAAGTGTTGCTCGGTATCGGACTTGATATTATCAACAAGAAAGAAGAATGATCCAACGATTAGATTATACGAAACTCGCTCTACAAGTCGTAGCGGAGCAGTGCCGTAAAGACTTCTTTTTCTTTGTGAAGACATTTTGGGATGTAATCATCAGGGAAACGCCAGTCTTTAATTGGCACATTCCGTTCTTGTGTGAGGAATTGCAGAAGCTCTCTGTGTCTATTGTGCGCAGAGAGCCAAAGCCGTATGATCTTATCGTGAACATTCCGCCAGGCACAACCAAATCAACCATCGTAACCATTATGTGGCCCGTGTGGTTGTGGACGCAAGACCCGACCATCCGAATAATCACAAACTCTTATTCGGGTGGTCTTTCCATTGAACACGCTACCAAATCAAAGGACATCATTCTATCTGACAAGTTTCAGATACTTTTCCCGAACATACAAATCCGAAAGGACAAATCGGGAAAACAGAACTACGAAAACACGGAGACGGGATATCGTTACGCCACTTCTACAGGCGCAACCATTACGGGTTTTCATGCCCACGTTATCATCAATGACGACCCCGTGAACCCCAAGCAGGCAGAGTCAGAGTTAATGCGAGTGCAAGCCAACGAGCACACAAAGACGCTTTCAAGCCGTAAGGTAGACAAAGCCAACACGCCCGTTGTGACCATCATGCAGCGATTACACGAAGACGATGTTACAGGTTACTTATTGAAAAAGAAAAGCGACAATATCAGACACATCTGCCTACCAGCAGAAGACTGTGACGATGTGAAGCCCTCTTCACTCCGTGCAAACTATGTTGATGGACTTTTAGACGCACGGAGACTTAATAGAAACGTTCTGAATGAAGCCAAAACAGACTTAGGTAGCAGAGGTTATGCTGGGCAGTATATGCAGACGCCCACAGCAGATGGCGGTAATATCATCAAGGAGAATTGGTTCAGAAAGATATCGTTTACAGATTTCAGAGCTTTGCGCTTTCGTGAGACCATGCACTTCTTTCTTGATACCGCCTATGACGAAAAGAAGAAGAAAACCGACAATGACCCATCGGGAATTATCGGAGCTTGCCAAATTAAGAACAACATCTATGTTGCATGTGCTAAAAAGGTGTGGAAATCATTCCCCGACCTATTGAAGTTTCTTCCCGATTATCTATATGCCAATGACTATGACAGCGCACAAAGTACGTTACGAGTTGAGCCAAAGGCAAATGGCAAATCGGTAGTACAGCAGCTCGAAGTTTCAACAAGCCTAAACGTGACATATACACCCACACCCAAAGATCCAAAGGACGTGCGACTTCATGCAGTAGCTCCAAAGGTCGAGTGTGGGCGTGTCTATATTGTCGAGGGCGAATGGAATGATGAGTTTATAGATGAGATTTGCGGTTTCCCTGCTAAAGCCCACGATGAATATGTGGACTTACTGGGCTATGCGATTAATTACTTTAGCGATAATGCGGACATAGAGCTGTCTGATGATGTGAGCGTGGATGATTTATTGCCGATATAGGCAAGATGCTTCGATAATAAAAACAAAATTCAAAAACAAAAAGAAGAGATGATAGGAGATTTTTTTCAGACAGCAGTCAATTATATCAACGCTGCCGTCGGTCGCAATCAAGAGTTTGAGGATTTAATCAAGGCGCGGGATATTTCGCGCGTCAAAACACTGTTTCGTAGCTACGAGCAAGAAACGAACGAAGCGATGCGCGAGTACAATCCGCTCACTCACGAGATTATGCATCGTGAAGATAAGATTGTTCGGAACAAGCTTGGGCAGCGCAAGTCGACAATCAAGCGATGGAAGCTGCCATTGAATTACCCCCAGTACATTAATGAGATTTCGGTAGTGTTTATCTATGGGCAGCCTGTTAAGTGGCTTCAGCAGTCAGACAATACCGATAATGCTTTTGAGAAATTTGGCGATATAATCAAGTCTACGAGGTTCAATTCCAAGATTCGACAATGCAAGCGGTTGGCTGGTGCGGAAACGCAGTCGGCAATGCTGTTTCACGTATTCCGTAACGAAGATGGCAAGCCCGATGTTCAAATTCGTGTACTTGCTCGCTCGAAGGGTGATGAGATATATTCGCGTTGGGATATTTATGAAAATCTCGTGTCGTTTGCGTGGGGCTATTATGTCAAGGAAACAAGCGAAACATCGGTGTATCATTTCGACATCTACACGCCGAGTGTGATATATCGTTGCAAGCAAACAAGCAGCGGTTGGGAGGTGACGCCCGAAGAAAACCTTGTAGGCAAGATTCCTGTAATTTTGTTTCAGCAAGAAAAAGAATGGAGTGGTGTAGAGCTGTTGATAGGGCGCGAAGAGTATATCGGCTCGAGAACAGCGGACACGAACGATTATTTCTCTGACCCAATGTTCCTAATCCACGAAGATATTATCAAATCAATGCCCGATAAAGGCGATGAAAACAAGACGTTGCGTATCCGTGGAAACAATGTTGATGATGTGTCTAAATATGCAAAGTATCTGACGTGGGATAGCGCGCCCGAAAGTAAGAAAGCCGAAATCGATTGGCTTCAAAAGCATATATTATCCAAGACATTCACGCCTAATATTGAGTTTGACAATATGAAAAGTTTGTCAAACATCAGCGGAAAAGCATTGAAACAGATGATGCTGCTTGCTGATATTAAGGCGAACCGACATAAGGAACAGCACGACGAATTGCTCGACCGAACAAGTAATCTGATACTGGCTATCATAGGCAATGTGCTTGACATTTCTTTGCGCGAGGAGTGTCAACGTTGCGTGATTCAGCACGAATTTCAAGAGCCGTTCGGTGAGAATATCACTGAAACAATAGATAATATTGCCAAAGCGCGTGATGCTGCAATCCTGTCCGCTGAAGGTGCGGTTGAATTGAACCCACTCGTCAAGGATCACAAGCAAGAACTCGAGCGACTCGCCCACGAGGAGGAACAAGCATCGCAGAATCAACGCGACTTGTTTGGGTTGAATCAGAACAAAGAGGATGTATATGGCGGTGCGGAGTAAGATGCCGACAATAAAACGACGGCTTCCCGATTGTGCGGATTGTGTACACTCTTACAATCCGCACAATGCGGATTACCTTGGCAAGCCAATATTGTGCGATTGCAGATTGCGTCAATTCAGCCGTTTCCTTTACGCTCACGGCTGCGAAATGTTCAAACATAAGTAACTATGCTTAAAAAAAAGATTGATTATGATAAAGCCGCTAAAATGCTTTTCTCTCGCACGGAGCATTATGCCGACAATGTGCGACGGCTTTACGCTACCGCTACCGACGAGCTGCTGAAGCTTTCTGCGATGAAGGCGTCCAACGGAGTGTCTGCGGCATTCTCGTTTTCCGACAGCAAAAGATTGAGTGAACAAGCAAACACTATTCTCCGAGCGTTGTATAGCGGTGTATACAACGAAATCAAGGGCGGCGTCATTGCAGAGTGGGAAAATGCGAACAAATCTTGCGATGCGCTGATTACGTCAATCTTCGGTAAAAAAGTCAAAGAGGATAATCACTATGCGCGGTATTTCGCGCGGAACAAAGAAAGCGTGGATATGTTCTTTAAGCGCAAGTCTGAGTATGGTGGATTGAATCTGTCGCAGCGTGTGTGGAAATACGTTGGTGATTTCAAAACCGAGATGGAGATGGCTTTATCCGTAGCGATGGGCGAAGGCAAGAGCGCCGCTACGGTGTCGCGAGAGGTGCGCAAGTATCTTCAGCGCCCAGATATGATGTTTCGTCGGTTTCGTGTCAAGACGGGCGAACAAGACATCTTTGATGCTGACGGCAACGTTGTCGGAAAAGAGCCTGTTTATGGGCGCGTGTGGAAACGCAAGGTTGTTGACGCTGTGACGGGCAATGTGTCATGGCAGACGGTGAACCTTAAAGACTATTCTTTCGGTCGCGGTGTGTATCGTTCGTCATACAAAAACGCTATGCGTTTGGCGCGCACAGAAACAAATATGGCATATCGCTCTGCGGATCAAGAGCGATGGCGACAACTTGATTTCGTCATCGGCTATCGTGTCGTGCTATCCGACAATCATCCAGAGCCAGATATTTGCAATGATTTGTCGGCAAAACGTGGCGAGAAAGGCAGTCGAGGAGTATACCCGAAAGATTTTGTATTCAAGGGCTGGCATCCGCAGTGCCGTTGCTATGTCGTGCCGATACTTGCAGATGAAAAAGAGTTTGACAAAATACAGGAGGCTATCCTTAATGATGAGCCTATACCCGAAAGTAAGAGCGTGATTCGGGAGCCAAACAAGTATTTTCAAGATTGGTGGATGAAGAACAAGAAGAGAGTTTCCGAAGCGCAGTCGTTGCCGTACTGGGTGAAAGATAATCCAAAGTACACAAAAATCAAGCGAGAGAAGACAGATGCGGAAAAATCTCTCGAAAAGGCAATTGAGGATGTCGTAATTAAGGCTCGGTCAAGTGGTGGCGAAGTGCAAGGATTGGCGGAGAGCATTGCCTCTGGACATAATGCAATCTGTACGCCGATAAATTACAAAAGCGAGGCATCTATTAAGCGAAAAGTCTTGTCGAGGCGTATTAAGGATGACTCTTTTATGCCAGAGAACTTAACAGACTGTGTAAGAACAACGATAATTGTCGATACAAGGCAATTAAAATATGTTATAAATGAATTAAAGGCGCAGGAATCTTTTTACAAGTATAAACCACAAAAAACCATATTGGGCTATGTCGGCAACATTGTAAATATTAAGACAAACAATGGGCTTGTTGCAGAAATTCAAGTTAATACTGCAAAAATGATTTACGCCAAAGAGCTCCCAGAAAACGCAAAAGCTATATTGGGAGAAAAACTATGGAATAAGATTCATCGAGAAACGGGTATTGAAGGCGGCTTAGGGCATAAATACTATGAAGAATGGCGAGTGATGTCTAAAGAAGAACAACAATCTGCAAAAGGTATTGCGTTGAGAAAGAGGTCGGAAGAATATTATTCGCACTTCAATAAATAACCTGCTTGTAATTGCGCCAAGAGTGTGTTTGTTCCTCCTCTGGTAATGGTGCAGCCGCCCAGGTCCATGTTATGCCAAAAGATTCAAATTCGGCTTTGCTCATAGGTTCAACTTCCCAAAATGTATCGTTTTCTTCTTCTTCCCATGGGATGGAATCAGTATGCATTTCGTGTCTGCCTCTTGCATTAACCATTACTCCGTCACCAGTGTTTTCGTCTATTGCGTAAATAGACTCGTTCATATAGTCGGCAAAATATTTCATAAATAGGCTTCTTGTTTAATCCTCACTTGTCTCTACAAAAATACAATATTTTCGGAAAAATATCTATATACCCGTTTGTAATAATGTTTTATCCATATCTGCTGTTATTTAAAAATTACGTTCAGTGTCATTGTTATTGCTTAATTAGCGAGCAGGCGATGAATAATGCAAGAGCCGCTATGATAACAGATATGACCGATGCGACTGCGAGGATTTTCTGCCAATCAACAGGGTTCCGCAATTTGGGATTATGGTCAACATACCGTCTCCCTTTGCTTGTAATTGCGACATCCTCGATTACGTGTCCCTCAGACCACGCGCACCGAGCAAGACCAAGCCGTTCAAGCGCTTCAAATCCATAGGACAGACTGCCGATTCGCTGAGGGTCGGTTGTCATATTGATTTTGCCCTCGTGCAGAATCCGTAAAGCCTCCTTCTCTTCTTTCGCCAGTTTGATTCTCTCCATACAGCGTTGATTTATCGATGACAAAGATAGACAAATATTTCCATTCGCCTATCTTTGTAGTTAAACTTACTTCTTTTTGCCCAAACCCATAATATCTATCAGCTCTTCAGCGTTATTCTGAACCGCTTCATTGTAGCAAGTGAAGAAAACGCCATCGGGGAGAAGTCCGTGCCGCTTCATCCATTCTCTTTCAGACTCGTTCTTTTTATTCGCCAGCCATATCAACGGATAGCCATAGCCGTCGGAAAATGTTTCGTCTGTAATCTTGGGACAGGTTTCAATCCAACGAAATCCTTGTCTACGGAAAAATGATGGATGCACAAGAATGTATGCGAGCTTAAGTGGATTGATTATCCGCAAAGCGTCCTTGACGCGAACGAAACACATCGCTACTTGTGTAGCAGTGCAAGCCGTTGTTAAAATATCAACATTAACCCTATAGCCTTGACGTTCGAGAATTGCTACGACATCAAGAACGTGCCTTCCAGCAACGGCGAGTTGACTTGTCGTTACAGAGCAGCTCGCGCTGTTGTTATAGATGATGTTCACAATTTTGGATTTCTGATTACGCGCCTTGACAGATACCATTGACTGTGGAATGCCCGCAATCGCATTCGGAACGTGTGGGGCAAAACCCACAACGTCAACCGATGGAATGTTCCGTTTAATAGAACCATAATTGTTCACACGTTTCTCACTCTGTATTACAGACAGCCCTTCTCTATATCCGCCAGTTAGTAATTCTTCGCTCTCTTCGTATGTGTCGGTCTTATAGAAATCTTTATTCCCTTTGATTTTGCTTGATACTTCTCCCTTGTTTTTGAATGCTGGATTTAATTCCCGAGTGTTCAAAGATTTTACAAAAGCATCGATTGTTGCGAATTTCTCGATTTCAATATTCTTTGCCATAGTCGTGATTATTTAGCCAATTTATATTTAAGGGTCATTACATATTCGTTATCTTCATCATCTTTGATGTTTTTTGCGATGATTCGCAAATCGTCAATCGCCATCCCTCGGACAATCGCAAGTGATATTGCTTTTTTCACATCGAAGACGCTTCTAAGGCTTGCAAGTCGCTCAATCGCTCTGTAAGAAACCGTATAGCGCATATCCGCAGCCTTGACTGCCTTGCGGAACGCGTGTACAAAATCCACAATATCTACCGCTCCACGAGCGATTGCCATTTCAATATTCGTGTCATAGTCAATCTCGACGATTGCAAAGCGGTCAAGGCTTGATGCGTCAAGCTGGTAGCGTCCTGTGTATTCTGCATCTGCTCCTGTTCCGAACGTATTACCAGCAGCGACGATTCTGAAATCCTTGTGCGCTTGCACTCGTCCGTTAGGAAAGTCGAAATATCGGTTTGCGATTGCAGCGTTAAGAATCACAAGAACTTCTGGTACTGAAGCATCAATCTCGTCAAGCATAAATATCCCACCTTGGGTAAATGCTTTGTAAAACTGCGTTTCGTGGAATGTTCCGTTTGCGTCAATAAAGCCCGTAATTTTGTATTCTTGCGTGACTGCGTTTGAAAAATAAAACTCTTTGCCGAGAGCTTCCGCAACTTGTTTGCAGATGACATTCTTTCCGCATCCCGCTGGGCCTGTCAAGAAAACAGGAATGTCTGCGTTTACAAGTTTCAGAATTGTTTCAAATTCTTTGTGTGTCGCTCCTGTAACTTTGTTCTTGCCGTTATCGGATTTGACTTCGATGATTTTAGGCAAGGCACCGTATGTGTCAGAGATGTATTTATCAATTTGTGGTTTTGCGAATTGAATCATCGCATCCACTGATAGTTTAGCCATTGCTTCCGCAATAGATACACTGAGTGATGTTTGTGGTGTGGTTGATGTTGAAACATTATCAGTAGTTTCGGTCATTGCTGGCTTTGCTGATTCTTGTTTTACTGATGGTTTCCACGATTTCCGAGCATTATCAATCATTGTTTGTGCTTCTGCTGCCACAGTGTCGCTAAGTTTCTTTGTTTTCGCTGGTGCGTTGATTGGGCGAAATCCATCCGCTGGGTCGTACATAATTCCGTAGCGGATTACGATTGGTTTGTACTCGGTTGCATTGTTGCTGATTACAACGTTCATCGACTCATTGAAGTCTAATAATTGATAATCTTTCATTTCTATAAGTTTAATAATTAATAATCTTTCTCGACCGCTCATTAAGCGGTGTGTTTAATACTTTCTTTTTACACTGCAAATATACAAACGATATTTGTAACGTGCAAATGTTTAGCAAACAAAATGCCGAGTTTGGCAAACTTTTTTGAAGTTTGTTTGAAAAACAACGATTTTTTGTTTGGTAAACACCGCTTTTTAAGCGGTTTATTTTTATATTTGTCGCGAGGTAAACGAATAATTTTTACGCGTGATATTATGAATAAGAAACTATTAGAATTGCTCCAAGACAAATGTAAGGATTTTGGATTGACAAAGAAAGCCATCGAAGATATTGCTGAAACAATAAGCGAGGGCGTTAGTGACGAGGCTTCTGATGAAGAACTCGAAGAGAAGGCGAATTCGGCAGTCCCTTATGCTCGCTTGATGCAAGCAGAAGTGACACGCAAGGCGCAGAAACAGGATGCAAAGAAGAAGTCTACCAACAATAGTGATGGCGACGACGGCGTATCCAAAAAAGCTGATGATGACCAACCAGAGTGGTTCAAGAAATTCAAGGCGGAAACCGACAAAAAACTCACAGCGCTTGAAGCCGAGAATGAGAATTTAAAAGCGGAGAAGCAGAAGGCTGAACGTTCGGCAAACATCACAGCAACGGCGAAAAGATTGGGCATTCCCGATTTTCTGATGAAGCGTTTCGCAATAGCGGATGACGCTGATGTTGAAAAAGAATTGACGGAATACAAGCAGGATCTTATCACCAACAAACTAATGCCGTCAACTGAGACGAGCATTACGTCATCGTCCGAACAGGCGGCTATGGACGACGCCGAAGCGTGGGCGAAAAAGCTGCCCGATTTATAACCTTTAAAACAAATTCTTTATGGCTATTGAATTTAAGAAAACGTCTTATGCTGGTAATCTTGATGCGTTTTGGCGCACGGAGGTTCGTATGCTTCCAGGCGGCTTCAATTGCAGTCAATCGATTCCAGTTGGCGATGTCATCCCTCGTGGCGCGCTTGTGTGCGCTGACTTCGATACAATGACTGCTACGATTGTCAAGGTCGGCAGAGTTGTTGACGGAGGCACAACGACAAAGCCTCGCGTTACGAAGAACAATCATTTCTACGCAGGCGACACTGTGATGAAAATCGGCAAGAAAGACGCTGCTGTAACTGTCAAGAGTGTCGACCGCTCAAACCCAGATTACGATGTTGTAGAATTTTCCGCAGCTTTGGCAACACTTGCCAAGGGTGATTACCTTGTCGAGGCAGTCAAAGACACAGGTGATAGCGAGACGACTTATTCGCAAGCGCACGAGGCGAATACAATTCTTGGCGCTGACTACACTTCTCGTGCAGTAGGAATGACGACACTTGATGTCGCTTATTCAGCGGTTGCATTGAAGGACGTTTGTCCGCAATTCCCAGCCGATTGGCTTGATGGCGGTGCGTTCTTGAAGACGAATCACAACATTTTATTCATTAAACAATAGGAAGGAGGTAAGATATGGCTAATCAAGTTTTTTCATCTATTTTCGGAGAACTGACAAGGAACATTCAGACACGAATTGATAAAGCGTCTGAACTGAACAAGCAGTTGTTCGACAAAGTTATATATCGCAGTTACCTTGACTGGGACACTCCGACTATTGGGCTTGACTTTGAGGAGATCATTGGCAAGTATAATGTGACTATTGCAGCAGCCACGATTGGTGACAACTCTAAAGAGCCAATCATTGGTTCAAACGGACTTGACACCATTAAAGAGCGTGTGTTGAACCACGCTATCACTCGCCCGATGTCTATGCAAGATTATCGCAAGATTCTCGAGATCATGGACACAAAGGCACTTTCTGATAGTGTCAAGAAGCAGAAACTTATCGACTTGATGTGGGGCGATGTGTCGACCGTTGTCAATGGTGTTGAAGCACGCTTGGATATGATATTCCTTGGCGCGCTGTCAAATGAAGGCAAATTCACGTTCGACAATAAGAACAACCCCGAAGGCGGTGTTCGTGGTGCAATCGACTACAATCAGCCTGCAAGCAATATTGCGCAAGCGAAAAAGAAATGGACGGAGGCAAACATTGACTCTGTAGATTGCATGGAGGATATTCAAGCAATACTTGACGCTGCTGACGACAAGACTGTTCTTGGCAAGGTTCTCGCCGCTCCGAGTGTGATTGCCTATATGTGCCGCACAAAGAAGATGAAGCAGATGATTTGGGGTACTGACAAAGGTTCAAAGCTTGTGCAGTTATCCGACATCAACGCTTACCTTGAAGCAAACGGCTATCCGCAGTTTGAGAAGATCCGTAGACAGGTGCGCGTTCAAGACAATGGCAAGATCACATCTGTTAATCCGTTCAACGCGAAGAACATCGTCTTTATCCCAGCTGGCAAGCTCGGTGTTGTTAAAAACGCTCTTTCGGATAACGAACTTAATCCAGAGAGCGATGTGTCGTATTCTGACTACGGGCGCATCCGCGTTTCTAAATGGCACGTGGGCGAAACCAAGGGTGCAAACAAGGGTGAGTTTACGAAAGCTGAGAGCCTTTCGCTCCCAGTGATTACCGAGATGGATAATATCTACACCCTCAAAACGGATTATTGATATGACTAATTTGGAAGCACTCAAGGCGCAATGCAAGTTGATTTGCAACACCTGTTATGTTGATACCGACGCCGCTACACTCGCACTTGTAAACGCTGGCTTGGATTCTGAAGCAACGGCAATGCCGCAAGATGTTGAGATTTTGCGAGCAGCCATAGGTATTGTTCGTGGCTGGGTAGAAACAAGCCGCAGCGAGAACGGAATTTCAGCTGCGACAGATTTAGCGGCAGTGCGAAGAAACATTGCTTGGTGGTGCAGTCAAGGCGGCTTGGATGCTTCTGAATTTCTCGGTGATGACGCAACGACAATTGATAACGGCTCTGATATGTGGTGAGATGAGAACAAACGGCTATATACAACGATACATCACATCTGATGGATATGAGGATGAGCTTGGTGACTATCACGAAGGCGAAACATATCTCGATGATAACAAAACCGAGTGTCTTGCCGATGCGAACGGACAGCCACAAGAGCGATTGTTCGAAGATGGAGTAACGCGGAAGTATACGTTCACCGCTTTTCTGCCTCCGAGAGTGAGATGGTTTGAGGTGGGGGAACGAGTGCGGCTTACACGTTACGGCAAAGTTTTCGAACTTGAAGTCAAGGGGTTCGTTCCGTACAATCTTCAATACAAACTTTGGCTTGGATAAATTGAATGACAATGCCTATTTCTGTACAAATGCAAGGTATTAATGATGAAGCGCAGAGAATCGCAGAACGTGTTGATAGAGTGATATTCAACGCTCTGTCAAGGCTTGGCGAGATGTGCGTTGCGAAGATTCGCGAAAGGTTGGCAGAGCAAAGCTGGTGCGACCAAACTGGCAATCTTCGCTCGTCAATCGGCTATGCGGTGGTACACAATGGTAATGTCATATCAATATCCGATTTTGCTGTAGTGGGGAACGGCGCAGAAGGTGCGACTGACGGCAAGAGCTATGCTACTAAAGTCGCAAGCGGAATCCGAAAGAAGTGGGCATTGATAGTTGTCGCTGGAATGAACTATGCGTCGTATGTGGAAGCCATTGACTCGAAGGATGTTCTTGCAAATACAGAGCTGTGGGCAAGAGCGGAAACACCAAAAGTGATGGCGCAACTTGAAGCACAAATATCGAAGATTAAGAGATGAAAACAGACATTGAGATTATGGATTTGGTTTGGACTTATGTCAAGTCTTCGCCTCTTGCCGAAAACATCAATGGCAAGTGCTACAAAGGTAGACGCCCAGGCGAGTCCAATACCGAAGACTTGTGCATTTCAGTTTTGGCGAATCAAAACGGAGAGTTTCAAGAGGCATATATCAATGTCAATATATACGTTCCCGACCTTAGGCGACGTACCGCGTATGAATCCGACGATGCGCGCCTACGGGAACTTTGTCGATTGTCTGATGATGTTTTGGGCTTGCGTTTCGGTAGCGGTTGGCGGTGGAAGATGGACTCGCAAAGAGTGTACGCCGTAGACGGCAGAAACGAACAGATGATTAATAATAGACTTTTTTTCCAGAATTATAACGAGTAACAGATATGGCAGTATTAGCGTGGGGTAAGCCCCGAATTTTTGTCAAGAAGCTTGGAGGGGGCGGCTCTTGGATTGAGTTGCCGACTCCTGTTGAAGGTTCTACCCAATTATCAACCACCAAAGGCGACAAGAACGAAGCCAAAATTGAAGGTGGCGAGAATGAGGATGTGAAATACAATCGCAACACATACGCGCTTGCATTGAACATCCGTGCGGTTGAAGGTCGTGCGATGCCTATTATCGCTGATGATGGTGTCATTGGCGGTCAATATGCCGTTGTGCTTCAACCAGAGAATCCAGCCTCGCAAGGTTTTGCGTTTTTGAAATCGGCTGCGTCTGTAGAGGACACATTCACAACCGCTGATGGCGGTGTGTGGAACTACACGTTCGACGCTTTGAAGCAAGACGCGAAACACAAGCAAATCTATTGGGGTACGGTGATTGTCACCGAACAGCCAGCAGGCACGATTAGCAAAATTGAGATTGACCCATCCGACACGACAGGGGCGGAGGATAAAATCGAGGTTGGTGCAGACGCATAAGATTGGTTTTTTCTCATAACAATACAAGTTAAGTGATTAGTTAAGTTGAGTTAGGTAATGTTGGGCGCGGGTTTTCCATAGATTTTACCGCGCCGCCCGATTGGCTATTGGCAAAGCGCGCCTGTGAAGGTGGCATTGTCGGTTCGAATCCGACATCGGGCACTATATGAATGAGCGGAAAGACATAGAAGCACAGATGATCGATACGATTATCGAACGTCCGATAACCTTTGACATTGACGGCAAAAGGTACTGCCTTTATCCGCCATCTCTCGGTGTGACATATCTCGTCGCGCCAATCACACAATCGCTTGGTTTCAGCACAGAGAATCTTAAGGTCAATGTTTTCGCAGAGATGCTTAAAGTGTGCAGCACGCACAAAGATGATGTGTGCCGCATCCTTGCGTTGTATAGTTTCCGTCGGCGGTATGATTTGTTTGATGCTACGCTTATTGAGAACCGAACAAAAGAGTTTGCGACACTTGATGTCGAACAGCTCGCAAGTGTCTATATGCTGACACTTGGATGGACAGACGTAGAGATGTTTGCAAAACATATCGGTCTTGACGTTGAGCGAGTGATGCGTGAGCGTATCACTGCGATGCAGAAAAAAACATCAAAGACTGTTTCGTTCGGCGGTCGTAGCGTCTACGGCTCGTTGATTGATTACGCTTGTCAGCGATATGGCTGGACAATGCAGTATGTCGTCTGGGGTATCTCTTATGCGAATTTGCAAATGCTGATTGCCGATGCGTTGAATACCGCTTATCTCAATGATGATGAAATGCGGAAACTGGGTGTACAGAATGGCGATTGCCAAGTGTTGGATGGTGATGATCCGCAGAATGCTGCGTTGATTCGCCGATTATTCGGAGGGTAGAAATGGCAGAATTGAATTTCACGATAAGCGTCAATAATCAGCAAGTGATGCGAAAGCTTGCCGAGATACAGAGCGAAATGCGCAGAACGGCAAAGGTTGCGGAAGAGTCGGGAACAGGCTTGGATAAATTCGCTGATAGGTTAGGTAAACTTGCTGCGTCTATGGGCTTGGCTTTCGGCGCGAAAGAACTTGTGCAAAATCTTGTCAAGATACGCGGAGAGTTTCAACAACTCGACGTCGCATTCCGAACGATGCTCGGCAGTGCGGAGAAAGCTGATGCTCTGATGTCGCAATTAGTGCGGACAGCCGCCACCACTCCGTTTGACTTGCAGGGCGTGGCACAGGGCGCCAAGCAGTTGCTCGCCTATGGAATCGCGGCTGAAGATGTCAACGATACTTTGGTGCGTTGCGGTGATGTCGCTGCTGGTCTGTCTATTCCTTTGAGTGATTTGGTGTACCTCTACGGCACGACGATGACGCAAGGGCGAATGTTTACGCAAGACTTGCGTCAATTCCAAGGGCGAGGCATTCCGATTGCCGAGGAACTTGCAAAGGTTCTCGGTACGACGACCGACAAACTTGGTGATATGGTAACGGCTGGGCGCGTCACGTCAGATGTATTTCAGCAAGCGTTCAACAATATGACATCCGCTGGCTCTCGCTTTGGCGGATTGATGGATGAGCAGTCTAAAACCATTACAGGACAGATAAGCAACATTGAGGATGCTATCGATGTTATGTTTAACAAACTTGGTCAACAATCCGAAGGTATCATCAACACTACCTTATCGGGGGTATCGTATGTTGTTGAGCATTATGAGCAATTCGGGCGGATGTTGCTCGGACTTGTCGCCACATACGGAGCGTACAAGACGGCGGTTATGACAGCGGCTGCTGCACAAGGATGGGCAACAGCGGCAGAAGCAATCCATTACAATTGGTTGGTTCTTGTCGAGCGTGCGCAGAAACTTCTCAACGCGACAATGTTGAGCAATCCATACGTGCTTGTAGCAACGGCTATTGCTGGTGTCGTCGCTGCTTTAGCGTCGATGAAAACAGAAGCCGAACTTGTACAAGAGGCGACAGAGAAATATGATGAGGAGAAGCAGAAAGTAATAGAGAAAGAAGAAGAACATCGGCAGAAAATCGAGGAGTTGACCCAGATTGCCAGCGATGAAGCGACAAGCACGACAGCGCGCCGTGATGCGTTGTTTGCGCTCGAGCAGTATTATCCGCAAATCTTCAAGAAATACAGAACTGAATACGATGTTCTGAAAAACATCAAGACAATCAAGGCGGAAATCGCTGCACTCGACGGGAAAAACAGTATTAAGAACGTAGCCACCGAAGCCGCCAAAGTTAATAAGCGTATCGCGGAACTCGAAAAGTTGAATAAGCCTTACTCTACAATGCTGACACCAGGAGAGAAGGCGGAACTAAAAAGTCTTAGAACAAGATTTCAGCAATTAAGCCGCTCAAAGGAAAAGCATAACGCTGCTGAATATCTAAACGACTTATCTGGTGTCAGCAACAATGAACTGAAGACTGCTATCGCACAGCGAAAAAAACTACTGAACGATATGAAGGTGAACGGCAGAAAAGTCGGACACTTCATTTCGGGTCCACAGGCTTTGCGTGGCTATTTCTCTCAATCAGAAATCGAGGCGCAAATAAACTCGCTTGTACGCGAACAAAACGAACGCAGTGCGCCTCGCGCGTCAAGTGATAAATATGTCGCCGATGCGAAGAAGAACTACGAAGCTGCCCTTAAGAAATACAATGATTTCATTGCGAATAAGTCAAACTCACTCACGGAGGCACAATTCGCAAAGCAGCGTGATGACTTGAAAGCTGCTCTTGATGATGCTGAAAAAGAGTATAATAGGACTAAGACTAAGATAAATAAGGGTGGCAAGACTCATCGAAATGAAGCGGCGGAACGAGAAAGAGAAGCTGCAAAGCGCGAACAGGCACAGCGGAAACTCAACGAAGAATTAATTACGTTGCAAACGCAGAACGAAGCCGATGAAACGGCTATTATGCACGAAGGCAGCGAGAAACGTCTGCGCGAGATTGAAGATGAGTATAAGAAGCGCAAAGAAACGATTCAGAAACAACGTCGTGACTGGATTGCCGAGAACAAGAAAGCGGGCAATTCTGTAGGTGCTGATGGGTTGACTGATGAGCAACGCGCCGCCTTGAAAAAGGCTGATGAAAACAATGAGAAAAGTCGGCAAAAGTCACGCATTGAACTTGAACGAGAAACCCTTAGTGTGGAACTGCAAGCAATGTCGGACTATCTTCAGCAGTACGGGACGTTGCAAGAACAGAAATACGCTATTGCTGCATTATATGCACAGAAAATCAAAGATGTGCAAGACAGCGGTGATAGCGAAGAAACCAAACGTTGGCGCATCGCTGCATTGCAGAGAGAACAAGCTTCGCAAATATCGAACGCCAATGCCAAATCGTTGTCGATGGGCATTGACTGGAGTGCAACATTTCAAGGAGTGGGCAATATTCTTAAAGATGTTGCCAAAGCGACCTTGCAGAAAGTCGAGGACTATATTAAAACAGACGAATTCAAGGCACTCTCAGCAACGGACAAGAAAACTTATACGGATCTTCGCGAACAATTACGTTTGGAAACAGGGGGTAAGTCTACATCTGTGTTTAATTTTCGCATTTGGGGCGATATAAACAAAGAGGCGAAATTGTACCAAGGTGCCGTTAAAAACTTGCGAGAGAAAACCGACGCACATAGTGCAGCGGTTCGTCAACTTGAAGACGCGAACAAAAGTCTTGCAAACGCTACTACTGATGATGCTAAGAAAATCGCACAGACGCGCGTGAATCTTGCAAAAGCGAACGTTGCGGACACAGGCAAAGAGATGCAGAATGCCCAGCAAGAAGTTAATGAAACAAGCAGCAATCTAAGCACAAGTGTCAGCAAGGCAGCGAACGGAATCAGCAATTTCACAAACTATCTCAACGAGATGTCAAACGGCTCGTTGTACGGCTTTGCCAACGGCATCACCAAGCTCATCACCTCGCTCGCCAAAGGCTCCGACGGCATCGGCAAGTCGTTGGGCGAGTTGGGCGGCAAGATAGGCGGCATCGTCGGTGCCATACTCCAGATACTTGACGCGCTGAGTGATGACCCGAAAGGTTTCATCAACGACCTGTTCGACAAGGTGGCAGACACGATAAACAAGGTGGTGGAGGAACTTCCCGAAATCATCATCGATGTCATCAAGGACGTGGGCAACATCGTGCAGGGGTTGCTCAGCGGCATTGCTGGATGGTTCGGTGTAGACGATCTTTTTGGCTTAGATGGAAACTCTAAAGAAGTTGCCAAAACAATAGAATCGCTTACCGATAGGAACAAGCTGTTGCAGAACTCAATCGATTCGTTAAATGAAACCATTAAGGATGATAATATCTTCAAATCGAACGAAGCTTACGAACAAGCAAAGAAGAATCAGACGGAAACGAACAAGAATCTGCTTGAAATTGCCAAAGCGCAAGCATCGTATTGGAAAGGGCATCACAGCTGGAATTATTATTGGGAGGGATTATCTTCCTCGCAAATAGCGTGGGCGCAAAAGAATGTCAAATCAAATTTCAACGGCGACATCTGGTCATTAAGTCCCGAAGAAATGAAGAAACTTCTTGCTAATGTCGATATTGCAGAAGCAATCCGCGACACAGGAGAAGGGAATTTTGGCAAAGATGTCCTTGAAAAGCTGCAAGCGTATGCAGAGCAAGCCGAAAAGATTGAAGAATATACCAAGCAGTGGCAAGAGAACATCGCAAAAGTGTCTTTCGATACGATGAAAGATAATTTCGTTTCAGCTTTGATGGATATGTCGAAAGACGCAAAGGACTTTGCCGATGATTTCACAGAGCTAATGCAGCGAGCATTGTTGTCCGTCGCACTGCAAGATTTAATCGACAAGGATCTGAAGCAATGGTATGAAAGTTATGTGACAACACTCAGTAACGGCACTCTTACAGAGTTACAGAAAGATTACTTTAAAAACGCGCTTAACGAGATATACAAAAAAGGCACGGAGATTCGCGATAATATCGCCGACTTCACGGGCTATGATAATTACACTCAGCAGAGCGGCGACTCGGGCGGTTTTGAGGCGATGTCGCAGGACACTGCCGAGGAATTGAGCGGTCGCTTTACGATGTTGCAGATCACTGCGCAGAACATACATATTGATGTTTTAAGCTTACTGAACAAAATGGATACATCAATAGCGATAAGCACTGTGCGAAACACATTGCTGCAAGAAGTCGTGACGATTATGAATCGGTCAACATCGTATCTTGAAGACATTGCCGCTGATACGCGGAGAATACGCAATGAATTCGGTGAAAAGATAGATGAAATGAATACACGTTTGCGAGTTATCGCTGGATAGAAAAAACAATGAATTGATATGAAAGGTGACTTGATTATAAACGGTAAGGATGCTTACACAACATGGGGTGTGAGCTTGTCGCAAACGGCTCTTACATCACTGATGACACCACCAGAGATGAAAGACTACATAAAGACCACGGCGCGAACGGAACACGGATCAAGATTGATAAACAACAATCCCGTTTTCGCCGAGCGTACAATCTCGTTGGATATACACCTAATCGCTGCGGATGAAGAACACTTCATCGCGCAGTACAATGCGTTCTGTCGCGTACTCGCTGGGGGCTATCTTGAAATCTCGACACGATGGCAGCCAGATATTATCTATCGCACTTTTTTTCAGTCGTGCAGTCAGTATTCGCAGTTGATTGACGGACTTGCTAAATTCACGCTGAAAATCATCGAACCAAACCCGAACAACCGAGCCAAATGATAGCGGAAATCAGCATAAAGACAAGCACAGGCAAGGAGCGCGCGACGGTGGTCGTGGGCAGCGGTTCTGTGCGGCGGTTCGCGCTCATGGGCGATGACTATGTGTCGCTGAAATTCGTGGTCGCCGAGCCGCTATACATCGCAATCGGCGACTACATCGATACCGACTTCGGTCGCTTTGTCATTGTCTCCGACCAGAAACCGAACATCAGCAAGACGACAAGCGGCTATGAGTATGAATTGAAATTCGAGGCACCGCACCACGCGTGGAAAAACAAAATCTCGATGCTTGTCTACAAACAGAACGTAGGCAACGTGGAGAAGCGTTACCGCAAGGAATCGTCGTGGAATCACACAGCCGACATCATCACACAGGCAGAAGCGGCAATCATCGACAACCTTGATTGCTTGGGAATGGACTACCGCGTGCAGTTGCACGGAGTCGATGAAGACACGGCGAGCAAAAGCGTGCTTGTGACATACGACAATACAAGCATATACGACGCACTGACATTGATTGCCGACGCTTTCGATGTCGAGTGGTGGATTGTCGGGAACATCATCTACTTTGGCAAGTGTCAATTCGGAGAGGAAACGGAATCCGTAGACTTGACACTCGGTGACAATGTGAGCGATATGGGCAACGCCAAGTCTTCAGCCGACTTCGCCACAAGGTTCTATGTCTACGGCTCTGACAGGAATCTGCGCAACTACCGCAAGAACGACCGAGGCGAGAGTGTCGCTCTCGGTGTAGTCACCGACAGACTGATGCTGCCGAAAGGCACGGACTACATAGACCTGTACAAGTATGACACGGAGGGCAACCGCGTGTACATCACGGACAGCGCATATACCGCCGACACAAAGGAGATGCCTTCCGAGGAAGTCGTGGAGAATACGATCGTCTTCGATGATGTCTATCCCAAGCAAGACGCTACGATTACCGATGTGTTCTTGTATCGGACTGCGCCGATTAAAGACAGCGAAGGAAACGTTGTCAAGAAAATCCCTATCTATTGGTGCAAGGTTGACGGCTTCATCTTTGACCGCAAATATCTGCTTGAAGGGAAAACGATTCAGATGATGTTTCAAAGCGGCTTGCTGTCGGGAATGACATTCGATGTCACATTCAACCCAGCGAACGATGCAGTGAAGCACCCCGACGGAAGCGTGAACAAAGACGCGCAGCGGTGGGAGCTTGTCTACAATACCGATTACGGGCGTGAGTTGCCCGATGAAACGCTGAAGCCGAGTGTCGGCGACAAGATTGTTTTTATCAACTTCGATGCCAAGCTTGTGACGGAGGGCGATATGGTTGCCGACGCAGAGAAGAAACTCTACACCACCGCCGTTGACTACATCAAGAAACAGGCTACCGACAATCAGACATACGACTGCACTATTATGTGCGATGTGGCGCGTGACGGATTCACGCTCGATGTCGGTCAGCGTGTGCGGCTTGTCAACGCCGCGTTCTTCCGCACACCGAGGAAAAGCCGTGTCATCGGCTGGGAAATCCCTTTGGATATTCCCTACGACAATCCAGTGTACACCATCGGCGAGGCGGTGAGCTATTCCACCATAGGCACGTTGTCGAAGTCGGTGGAGGCTCTGACTGCACAAGGACAGCGCAGAGAATCGGAAAGCGGCGGTGTGTATCTCATCCGCTCCTACGATAATGTGACACCAGCCTCTGACTTAAACGCCTATTCGGCACTCCGTGCGCTGCGTCAGTTTGTCAATGCGGTGGACGATGATGATGTCGCTGGCTTGCTGAAGTTTGCAAAAGGCTTGCAGTCGGCTGGCTTTATGGAAGGCTCTTTCGGGCGTGGCTTTGAGCTGATGAAAGACCGAAACGGACGCTCCTACTTGGAGATTGATGAGATTTTCGTGCGGATGCGTGCCGTGTTCGAGTCATTGGAAATCAAACACGTCAGCCACGTCGGCGGCGAGAACATCCTCTCGCCTGCTGGCATTGAGTGCTACAGGGTTGAGACTGTGCCAGCGCAGATAGGATTGCGCAGCAGTGACGGAGCGGACTTGCTCGACAAAGACGGAGAGCAGTTGACGGCGAAAGCCACGGACACGAACGTTTACCGCTGCTACTTCAAGACGACCGACGGAGAGCGGACGATATACAATCAATTCGCGGTGGGCGACCTTGCTCTGTGCCGCGAGTTCAATACGATGAAGAATGCCGACGGAACAACCCTCGGACGCTACTATTGGCGCGCTGTGGTCGGTGTCGGCACTGACTATATAGACTTATCGATTACCGACTGCCTTGAAGGCTCTGACGCTCCGATGAAGGGCGACACAATCGTATGTCTTGGAAACAAGTCCGACAAGGCGCGTCAGAATGCGGTTGTGGTATCGTCATACGGAGTGGGAAGCCCATCTATCAAGATGTATCAAGGCATCAAGACTTTCGCGCTCTCGGACGACAATGCGCCTGTGATTATCTCCCCAGACGGGAACAAGTTTACGGGTGATTTCGTCAGCCGTAGCGGTGACAACATTGTCGACATCATCAACGGCAAGGCGAAGGTGTACACCGAGAAGCCTTTGTCTCAGCCGTACAAGGTCGGTGACCTGTGGGTGAACGCTACCGATGGAACGTATAAGAACGAACTGCTCCGCTGTGTTTCAAACGCGAAAACGTTTACCTATCAAGGCAAGCTGAATTATCTGTACAATATCGATGATTGGAAGCCGTCAAACGGCTACACGTCGGAGATAAAGCAGACTTCAGACGCAATCAAGATGTCGGTGTATGCTCTCGGTCAGCCGAAGCGCAATTACGCTACAATGCCGCAGACATACAAGACTACACTCATCAAAAGCAGTGTGCAGTCGGCGGCGGCTAAGGTCGTGGGAAGCGTCCTTACCGACGGCTTGTATGCTGGGCAGAAACTATATCTGTCTTTTGATGCCAAATCTGTAGTCAATGCCTTGCTGACGGCGAAGCCTGTCACAATCCAATTGCGTTGCGGGTCGTTGGTTGTATGGGCGAAGACGATACAGACGGGGAAAGGGTCTGCTGTGGCTACATCGGTTGCTGACGAAGTGTTGACGGTGCAAGATTCTTGGCTGCTTGTCAGCACTCTCGATATTGTGCTGACTGTCGAGAGCATCGCCACGGTGACGCTGACGGATTTCCGCGTGTGTCTTGTTCCCAACACTTCGTACTCCGAGGCACAGGAACTGAAGCTTAAACGCACGGGAATCGACATCGAGAACGAGCGAATCTTGCTGCAAGCGGACACCACGGAGTTTGTCGGCAACGACGGAACTACACGTGTGCGGATTTTCGGTAGTGACGGCAAGATAAACGCCGAGATGATTGACGCTGACAGCATTGTCGCAAAGCGTCTGCAAGCGAAAACAAGCCTCGGCACGGTGGACATTGACAACGGCGCCATATTACTGACTGACGCGAACGGAAAGCCGAGAATGCGCATATCGGGGGGCAATCTCACCGCTTCGGCTTCGTCGGTCGACATCCCGATGAAGCTGTACTCTGGTCAGATTGATGTGGACGAGAGCAAGGACTACTACCACGCGGAGATTGCGTTGCCCGAAGCGAGCGGCTATGTGTTCAAGACAGCCGACGGAGCGGTGGCGAAACTGCCGACGATAGGACTCGGTGTGTCGGAACTTGTTTCCGACGCGTTGGCATACCCTGGAGGGCGCATCCGTGTACGGCTCGAACTGCTGCTTGACGGCAAGGTTATCGGCGCGCTTGACAAGGAAGCCGCCGCTACTGACTTGTCTGTCTCGGGGACGCTCTCCCTTGATTCGCTCTCGGTGTTACTCGCCGAGGGTGTTCACTCCATCACTGCCAAGGTGTGGTTCTGGGGCAACAGGAATGCCGTCACTTCGACATCGTTCCGTATCGAACCGAACGGCAACATCTTGGTGACATATCCGACAGATATGGTGGAAATCGCAGCGGACGGATTCCGCGCCGCTACCGCTGGCGGAACGTACATACAGCAGACCGCTGAAGCTTGTGTGATGGTTTATCAGCAATACCGCTTGGAGGTGTCGGGCAAGGGCATTCGCGCCACAACTGACGGCGGAAACAATTGGAAAAACTTAATATAGTGTGAATAGTATGATTAGAATAGTAAGAGGAAACAGATTTCGGCTGCTAATCCCGCTCGAACTGACAACAACAGAGGGCGGAGTGAGCAAGACCGAGAAATACACGCCGACGGAACAGTGCCGCGTGTGTGTCCGCAAGGCATCCGCTTCCTACGATGTTCCGCACTCTGTGCAGGACACGAACGTGCTTGTCGTTGACATCGCCGCCGACTTGCTCGGCAACGGGACGTATGCGGTGGAGGTGACTGACAAGGATGTGCGCTCAATGCGCCTTGCGCAATTCGCTATCGTGGAGACGACGGAGGAGGCGGACATCAAGCAGCCGACGGACTTTGAGTTGCAGACCGCCGCACTTGACGCACAGGTGTTTTTCGGCGGGATTACGGAGAACGATGTGCGGAGGATTGTCGATGAGCATCTTGGCATTCCAAAGGACGCGAACGGAAAGATTTTATTAACGACAGAACATATTTAGATATGGAGTATCATCAGATTAATTTGACAGGACAGGAGATTGACGAGCGGCTTCAGAACGTAGGCACTGCCGAGGATGTGGCGGCGGCTGACGGAACACTCTACGCTCGTATTAGCAAGAATGCTGACGACATCGATGAATTGAACGATACGGTGTTGCATATACAGGACGCTCAGACAGCGACCGACAAGACCGTGACGCAGCACACGGCGGACATCAGCACGTTGCAGACGGCGTTGAAAAAGAAAGCCAACCTTGCTAACGGCAAAGTGTCGGTAACCGAACTTCCTATTGCAACTTCGTTAGGAAATCCTAATAATGGTACAATTCCATCAACATTTGCAGTTAACGAGGCTATTAACAATAAGATTGTAGGTCTGCTTAATTGGCGAGGGGTTAAGGATACTACTGATGAAATCAAGGATATTGCACTTGCTAAAAAAGGTGATGTATGGCATTCAAACGAAGATGGTTCGGAGTGGGTATGCACTGAAGATATATTTACAGCTGATCATTCTGTGTGGGAAGAGTTGGGAACTCCTATTGATTTGAGTGGATACTATACCAAGAATGAGGTTGACAAGAAGGTAAAAATTGACGCATTAGATAACGGAGATGCATCTGCATCATTTGTTGCGGGTCGTAACCTTAAAGTTAATGGTTGGGAATTTTATTGGAAAGATGTATGGGAAGAATCAGAACCATCGGCTATTAAACATATAGAAAGTGCAGGTGTTAATGCTGCCATTAATGAAATAAAAGGGACTGGAGCTGATGTGTCTGCTTTCACGTTTCCGACAACTAAAGATGAATTCATTGCATATCTAAAAACTATTACGTTTGATTTCAGCAATCGACCTAATCAAGTATCTGGTTATGGAAGTATTACATACGGTATTATGAATAAAAATGCTGGAACAACTACTATTGTGGAGGGTATGTATAATGATATATCTAATAAAATGCATAGGTCACATATAGAAGGTCAACATATGACTATTCCAGATGTGGAATATGCAGTATCTTGCCATGTAGAAGGACAGGATTGTGATATTGTAGGATATGCTTCAATTTGTCACCTTGAGGGCAATAATTCAGTGGTAGTTCATTCTATGGGAAAGAATGTAGGATTCTTCGAAGAAGCTGTTGGATGTCATGTTGAAGGCGGTGGCGGAGTTGTAGGGGGAGCATATTCTCATGTTGAAGGAGACGGTTGTGCAGCTCTTAATACTGGAGCACATTGTGAGGGTAAAGGCTACTATAAGAACAGTGTTACCGATTGGAAAAAGCGAACAGCTAAAGACAATGACTATTTAAAAGATTTGTGGAAAAAGATTCTATTCGGGAAAACTGACACAAGTGGGTATACTTATAAATTCTCAGCAGCAATAGGGAACGCATCGCATGTCGAGGGAACAGGTAATATTGCACCTAAAGCCAGTGCTCATTTGGAAGGTCTCGATACAGGTACTACTGCATCATTTGTTAATGGAGCGAACCATGCAGAAGGAGCAGGTAATTTAGCTGGCGCCGCAGCCTCTCACGCTGAAGGCATTAGAAATGAAATAGGTCATAATGCCTACGCTTCCCATGCTGAAGGTATTAAAAATACTACCCAAAACAGAGCAGAGCATGCTTCTGGTCAATATAACAAATCAAACAAAGCATCCGATACATTTGGAGATGCAGGTAATACATTATTTTCAGTAGGCTGTGGTACATCGGATGCTGATAGGAAGAATGCTTTTGAGGTAATGCAAGATGGAACGTGTAAATATTTAGATGTTGCTACAGGAGAACAGATAGATGTTGGTGTTGCAAAAGAATTATCAAAACCATTTGATTTGACGATAGGAAGCACAACTAAAAAAGTTGATGGTAAATCGGCTGTTACTTTTACGGCTGAAGAAATTACAGATAAATTTAATGGAGTTTTAATACAGAAATTAACTACGGCAAGTACGGAAGCTGATATAAAAAAAGCATTTACTGATAATGGAACTGTAAAATTTCCAACTCCTGGTAGTGTTATAACCAAACTAAATGGAAATAACAAAGGTATTGTTGTTTCTTTAAGCGAACCTAATGCTACAACATTGGGACGAAGCATAGTTGTATATTATGGTGACGGAACTTACACTATTGTTGTAAAAAATGACTTTACTAAGGTATTAGTACCTTGGAGAAAAGACAGTTCTTTGCGTGACCTGTACATCTCCGCTGGGGCGGTGTACAACGAGGCGACTGGGTTCTATGAACTGAACGGATTAACAGATATTACTGAAGAACAGATGAGGAAGATTTACAGATACGCCGGAACACCTCAAGTGAAGGCTTCCCTTGCGTATTCCCAAATACGAACAAACTTTCCTTCTCCCGGTTTTTACAATGGCTCTATATATGATGGTATGTTTTATGCAAGCAAAATCGAGGTAATTAATCTTGGCTATAAACAGATACAACCACCGATTTTTTTAGAGCCTTATGTTACACTTGAGGGGCAAAACGCATTTTATCTGTGCAAAAATTTGCGGATAATCTACGGACGAATAGAGAAGTATTACACAATAAAAGATTGGGATTTGACTTTTGGCGAATGTGCCAAATTGGAAGAAGTGCGAATCTATAAATTAGGAACCAGCATTAAGTTTAGCTGGTCGCCCAATCTAAGCAAGGAATCAGTGCTATATATGATAACTAACGCCAACCCACCGAGTGGAGCGGCAGTAGGTAGCATGGCAATCACACTCCACGCCACAGCCTATGCCCGTCTGAAAGACGATGCGGACATAGTGGCGGCGTTGGAGGCAAAAGGGGGAATTGTAACATTAGTATCAGCATAAAAAAACATAGAATCATGGTTACAAAACAAAACAACGAGATATTCAGCACCGAAGGAAAGTACGTGCATATCATAGGTACAAACAACTATTTCAAACGTGGGCTTGCTATTGGTTTGTCAGTAGAGCAGTGCGAGGAAGTGGATGAAGTGCCGCAAACCATCAACACCAAAGCATACGAGGACAAGGTAGACAGCCTTATCCGCAACCGCTACTCGCTCAGCGAGGAACTCGGCATACTGCGGCAGAAAGACACGAAGAAAGCGGAATATGACGCTTATTTCGCATACTGCGAGCAGTGCAAGGCGGAAGCCAAAGAATGGCTCAGAGAACATCCGAACGGCGATTTGCCGCCATTGCCGCAAGTGGAAGAAGTGACGGACTATCTTTCGGAAACAACTGACGATGTTGTGGGATTTGGGCAATAAAAAAAAGCAGCAAGGGCGAAGCCCCCACCGCCTATTATAGTTTCGCAAGGGCGAAGCCCCCACCGCCTATTACACAACAAAGATAGAAACAATATTGAAAACCACAAAATGAAGGAAGAAAAAAAATGACAGGAACGGCAGTAAATAACAGTCTTCGTATCGGGACTGCAAGTATGGGAGTGTTCATAGGCGAAATCAGCACATTGCTCTGGGACATGCGGTGGCTGATGCTCCTCGCTGGAGTGCTGATTATTGTAGACTTGTGGCTCGGTGTCCACAAGAGCATCGCCAACAACGTTGACATCCGAGCAAGCCGCGCGCTGAGGAGAACGATGATGAAGATAGCCGACTATTTGTGCGTCGTGATACTCGGCGCGGTGGTAGGCAAGGCACTCGGAGAACCGCTCGGATGCTCCGCTATAGTAATCGCCGTGGTGCTTATGTCGATAGCGTGCTTGTGCGAGCTTGACAGCATCATCAGCAACTGGGGCGAAATCAAGGGAGTGAAAATAAACGTCTTCAAGATTATTCTCGGACTTGTAGGCTACAAGCGCAAGGAACTCGGAGAAGCGTTGAAAGGTACAATAACTAAAAAACGGAAGAAATGAAATATTTTACACTTAACGAGCTGACACGTAGCGATACCGCCACAAAGAATAAGATAGACAACACGCCGACCGACGATGCGGTGAAGAACTTGACTGCACTTGTGGACAAGGTTCTCGACCCTTTGAGGGAGATGTACGGCAAGCCGATATACATCTCCAGCGGCTACCGATGCCCACGGCTGAACAAGGCTGTCGGAGGTGTCGCTGGCTCACAACACAAGACAGGACAGGCAGCCGACATCAATCAGCGAAGCCGCGAGGAGAACGCGCGTATCTTCAAACTGATTGAGGAGAACCTTGACTTCGACCAACTGCTATGGGAGAACGGCGGGCGGTGGATACACGTCAGTTTCCGTGCTGACGGCAAGAACCGAAGGCAAGTGAAACGACTATGGAAGAAATGATTTATTAACCAGACAATGGAACGCGCTCTTTGACATACGGAATCACCGAAAAAAACTACAAAATTTTAGCGGAATTATATCCAATATTTCGATAAAATTATATATCTTCTGATAAATCAGCAACCGAACACTCCGTAATGGAGATGTGCTTAAAAACGCTGGGGCGGTGATTCCGAATGTCGGAGTCGCCGCTCCTTTTGTCATAAACGTTTTTGAGAATGAGAGATGACGAGAAATGCAGATATGTCTGCGTGGTGATAGGCTGGGTGCTAATTGCCGTGCTTGCGGTGATGTGCATCAGATGCAAGTCGGTGCAGTATGTACCCGTTGAGACGGTTCGCACCGATACGTGCTACGTGAACAAGATACGCACTGACTCAGTGAACAAGATACGCACTGACTCAGTGTATGTGCGCGACTCGGTGGTCGTGGAGCGCGGCGGTGACACAATCAAGGTGACCTCTTGGCGGTGGCGCGAGCGGTACGTTACGCAGCACGACACCGTCTATCGGAGCAGAACGGACAGCGCCTATCGGAGCAGGACGGACAGCGTTGCCGTGCCTTACCCAGTGGAGCGGAAGCTGTCACGTTGGGAGAAGACGAAGCAGGACATCGGTGGCATAGCCATCGGTGCGTTCATTACCGTTGTGTCGGCAGTCGTGATTTGGTTGGCGGTGAAGAAGATGCGGAAATAAAAAAGCCCCCGACATTCCAGGAACTGGAGTGGTGCAGTTATGGTTCGACCGCCAAACCGACACCTTGCAATTGATGTCGGGAATTGTTTAATCAAAAAAAGCAACAGATATGTTCAGTGGATTAAGACAGAACGCATTGATATACATCCTCGAGAAAGGGGAAACCCCGACATTGAAAGTCGGGCAAGTGGTGTCGGTAAGCAATCCGACACCGAGGTACGCACAACCGACAAATCCATATTCGGCATTCTCGCAGAACGTGGAGCAAGTGGTCGACATCTCGGTGAAGACCGACGACGGAACGGCGGTTGACTTCAAGCAGCTTCCCGCCTCGCTCGCCATAGCCAACCAAGGAAGTGTTGTCGTTGCAGACAACAAGGAAGCAATGACATCGGAGGTGGAAGCGATGCTCAGAACGTCGCGCAGCGTTGTCGAGAGCGTGGAGTATCACAAGCGAGTTATCGGAGCGTGCGACACTATGTTGCAGACTCTCAACCCTCAATTCGCCAAGGAGCGCGAGCAAGAGCAGAAAATAGGCTTGCTCGAAGAAAAGGTTACAGGAATGGAGGGAACATTGTCGGACATACGTTCGATGCTGTCCAAGGCACTGAACACGTCTGTCGCGAAAACCAAAAACTGAAACGACTATGGGATATATGATTGAAATCACTGAAGACAAGCTGGGAACGCTTGCCGAGAACGCGGAGAAGATGCTCCGCTATGGTGGAAAAGTTATGCAGTGCATAGATGATTTGCAGCGCGGAAGCGGACGGATGGGCGAACGTCATTACGACGACTACCGCTCCATGGGCGACTACCGCGAGAAGTGGAACGATGATGATGACCGCGACCGCTACGGAGAACGCGGCTATCGTCGCAGATATTAGAGAGCGCTATGAAACATCGTGAGCCTCTTGACTTGTACGACACGAAGCCGCACGGAATGTCCGAATACCTCAGACACAACGGGTGGCATTTCAACCGCCGTATGTGCGAGTTCGCCGTATCGCTTATGCGCAAGGACGGAAAGCGCATCGATCCGTGGCGGAAGGAAGATGTCGACGAGCTGTTGAAATCCGCATCGGTGCAAATTGACTGCACCGACCACGACTATGTGTATGTGGCGAATATGGCTAAGGCTGACTTCCTCGGCGGATGTCTTGCGGACAACACCGCGGTGGCGAAGTATGTGAGTGATGTTTTGAGCGATGAAGACCAAGCCGACGGCTTTATTTTCAACCGCTTTTATGCTGACTGCGCGCGCAACGGGGTTGGCATTCCGTGGGAGGATGTATTGTGATACGGCTGACGCTTGACATAGTGGGTTATGGGTGGACGGCGGAAGTGTTTCTTGCCGTCCATTCTTTTGACGCAGACGCGGTTCTCGTCTGTCTGCGCGCGGTAGACTGCGACGATGAGTATTTTGTCAAGGCGGAGGGGAACTTGCGTCAGAGCCGCTTAAACCGAGGTCTGACGTACAGCAATATCGCTTTACGGAGGTCGGTGATGGTTGTCGGCGCTACTTCGTCCGCGTCGGAGTGTGCAAATTCGCTCGTCCACGAACTGCACCACCTGGTAGCGCACATCTGCGAAGGCTCCAATGTGGACTTGTCGAGCGAAGAAGCGTGCTATCTCGCTGGCGGTCTTGCCCAGTTGATACACAACGACGCCGCGCCGCTCCTGTGCGATTGTTGCAGAAAGAAGAAAGGGAAACATTATGAAGAACGACATCAGCAAGACACGAAAGAAGAATAGCCGTCACGCTATCGACTTATATCGGATTGTGCCACGCCGAGAGCGTGCGGCGGACATTGAACGCTTTGTCCGTTGTTTCGGCATAGAAGCGAACGACATCAAGAATCCGAAACAAGTCTGCGACAATCCGTCGTAGGGCGATGTTCGACAAAAAAAAGAGGCTGCACTATATGTGCAACCCCTTTTCGGTGTGTGGTGGTGTTTGTCAATCATCAATCATCGACGCTTGGTACTAAGGCTATCTTGACTCCAAGCACCGCGCCAAGACGGCTGATTGTATCAATACTAACATTATAGCGACCGCTCTCAATACGGCTTATATTTGTCCGAGGAACATCGCTCAGTCGTGCAAGCTCTGTTTGCGACAGACCTTTTGCTTCCCTCGACTCTCGGATCATCGTGCCGAGCCGCGCTCGCTCGGTTTGTTTGACGTTGTTTTCGCCACACTCTGGATATTTGGCTATCTCTGCACGCTCTGCATGATAGCCCATCCATATCTCGCCTTGCTGATAGCAGTTTGCGAAGTGAGGGAGGTCTGCACCATTAGCCGTCAAGTCGGTGTATGCATCAAGCAAGTCTTTATATGCGCCTCGCCCTGCTGGGCTCGTGTCGATTTTGCTTGCTGGCTTGCTCAAGATTTTGCCCAACAAAATGCACAACGTTAACACTTTTTAGCAAAGGTGCATCCATTCTGTGCTTATAAGCCATCTTCGCTTTGGTTTTCTCGGTTTTTCAATGTATCTTTGTGCAGTTTAATAATTATAATCTTCATTTCTCGCGTCGTGCGAGGAGTTTGAAAAGGGGTGCTTCCGAAGTGATTTCGGAGGCACTTTTTGCATTTTTGGTGCGCAAATGTTGCACGGTAAGATTTTTCAGTAAAAATGCCGCAGTGTATTCGTTTGAAATTCAATGAGATACTTATTATATTTTTAAGAATAAGATACCTTTATACAAAAAGTATAAAAAATCCGTGATATAACATTCAACTATTACGGACTTTATTATGATTTACAGCTTAATACCACGATTTTGTTTCCTTGTAGGCATTCCCAATGTTTCCATAAACTCGTCTTTCTTACGTCTAAACCAACTGATATGTGAAACACCGTCTATATTGAGTTCAAATTTTCCTTCCTCGTCTTCTTTTAGTGAACATACCGTTTTATCAACCTTGAAATGCTGGTTGAACTCACGGGAATAAAGTTCACCTTTAATGGAAACATCCTTGAACGTGCATAGTTTTCTAATGACGGCATCGCCAAAGTTCAGAGTTTCACGAAGAAACTTTATTGTCGGTATCAGTTTCTCAACATACGGGAAATAGCGTTTGACGAAATCCACGAACTCAGACAACTTGCGGTGCTGTTGCTCGTAAGCGTTTCTTATCTCCTGTATCTGTTTGGCTTGCCGTCCGTCTGTTCTTTCTTGGCTTTGCGCCTTGATGTTGTCAAGCGCAAGATTGGTTTCCCTCGCTTCCATACTCTTGCCCTTTGCCTTGTTCCCTTTGGCATCCCAAAGCTCTTTCGGGATAGTCCGCT